AACAAGCGGAACAAAAAATAGATACCATCATGGGTGAACTGGGTGGTCAATACATTGGCCAAAACAGATGGGGCGATCATTATTTTGCTTTTGATGTTCGGCCCAACACAACCAAGCAAGAGCTAGAAGCCTATGTGAATACAAAACTCAGCCAGGTATACGGCAGCTATTATTCAAGTGGCGGCCTCTATGCTGTGTGGACAGGAAAATAAAAGGAGCCAACAATGAGCGAATGCATTCTAACACTTGACCAATTAAAACAAATGGTCAATAATAAACATCTTGAACACTGGTACGAAGCCTTGGAGCAATTGTTACCAGACTACGATATTAACACCCCACATCGAGTAGCACACTTTATTGCACAGTGCGCACATGAAAGTGGTAACTTTAATTTCATCAAGGAAAACTTAAACTATCGCTGGGAAACTTTGCGTAAGATATTCCCTAAGTATTTTCCCACAGATGATTTAGCAAAGCAGTATGCTAGTCGTCCCAACAAGGCCGAAGCCATTGCCAATCGTGTGTATGCAAATCGCATGGGCAACGGTGACGAAGCATCGGGCGACGGATATAGATTTTGCGGGCGTGGGTTAATTCAACTCACTGGACGTGACAACTACACGTTCTTTGCCGGCAGTTTGGGTATTCCTGTTGAGGAAGCCGCAGAGTACCTGGCCACATTTGAAGGTGCCGCACAGAGCGCCTGCTGGTTCTGGGAACAAAATAACCTCAATAGATTTGCAGACGCAAATGATGTGCGAGGACTAACTCGGGCCATCAATGGTGGCTTTATTGGTTTAGAAGATCGTATCAAACACACTAACCATGCATTACACGTCATGGGTGTAAATTAAAAACAAGTAGGAGCCAACAATGCCACAAAAAGATTATGTAAAGCTCAGCGCAAGCGAGCAGAAAAAGGAAGATTGGATGAATACCAAATGGCGTCCGGCCATGGGCTGGATGTACATGGTTGTGTGTATGGCTGACTTTGTGGTATTCCCTATACTGTGGAGTATTGTGCAAGTACACGGCGGAGGCCAAGTCAACAGTCAATGGCAGCCAATTACTCTCCAAGGTGCAGGTTTGTTCCACATTGCCATGGGTGCTATCCTAGGTATCGCGGCTTATGGTCGTACGCAGGAAAAAATGGCCGGGGCCAACAATGGCGGTTTATCCGTCCCCGGCAATGTAGGAACTACTTACAATGCGCCCACACCAGTAATGGCTGCTCCAAGAGCCAGCACTGGGTTCAGCGCACCAACACCAAGCTACAGTGCGCCTGCACCTAGCTTTGGCGATGTTGGTACTGGTTGGGGAGGCAAAAAAGCTCCACCAGAGCCAGAATTTTATCCTGAAAGGTAATATCATGAAAAGTATTGTATTTGCAATTTTAGTTGCGTTTGGCACACCTTATGTGTATGCCAACACAGAAGCCAAAGAAACACGACAGGTCTGTGTTGATGTTAAAAAAGATGGCAAAACTGTGACAGATCCCAAGACTGGCAAAGCCAAACAAACTTGTAGAACTGTCAAGGTGCATAAAAAATTAGACGATGCAACCAAAGTGCCAGCCAAATAAAATAATTTGACTAGCCCCCAAGAGTCCTGTATAATTAATTTTACAGGACTTTCTTTTTTATGGATCACTACAAAACTTTAGGCGTTGACCGCAGTGCCAGTGCTGATGATATCAAGCAAGCATATCGCCGCCTAGCACGTGAGCATCATCCAGATCGTGGAGGAGACACTGCACGATTCCAAGAAATACAAGCGGCATACGATACACTGAGCAATCCACAAAAACGTGCAGAGTATGATCGCCCTACATCAAACAGCCAAGCATTTAACTTTCAAGACTTTGGTAACATGCATGACATATTTGGTCAGATGTTTGGCGGAGGCTTCCATCCTTTTGGACAAAACCCTCGTCGTAGTCATGTACGTCTGTCATTATGGATCAGCTTGCATGATGTAGCAGTGGGCGGAACTCGTGTGGTAAATTTGGGTACTCAATCTGGCACATCAACTGTGAGCATTGACATTCCCTTGGGTATCAACGACGGCGACAATGTTCAATATGCCGGCATTGGCCCAGGTGGCACTGATTTGGTTGTGCAATTCCGTGTGCATCCGCATCAGTTCTGGGAACGACACGGGCTCAATTTGGTGATAGATCAAAAAATTCCACTGTGGGATTTGTTGCTGGGCGGCAAACTAAAACTCACCAGCATTACTAATACCGAACTTGAAGCCACAATACCGGCTGGAACACAACCAGGCACAATGTTGAGATTGCGTAGCCAAGGATTACGAGATCGCAACGGCCAACAAGGCGATGTGTTTGTCAGAGTCAGCACATATTTGCCAACCAACATTGCTCCTGAAATATTGGATGCCATTAGAAAACATCGCACTTGACACAGCGATTGCAACCGTTTACACTATATACTGAAACAACAACAGGTACCCTATGCAAAATAATCCCGAAATCGAAGCCATTGTAGAAGATTCTGTGCGCATTGCTCGCAATCACCAGCACGAATATGTGTTGACCGAACACTTGCTATTGGCATTGATCCGGCATGCACCATTTAGAAAAGTGTTAGAAAAATTTGGTGTAGCAGTAGATGTTATTGACACCGAAGTTGATGCATATCTTCGTAGTCTAATTAATCTGGTCAAACCCGACAAAGACCTACAGCCAAGAAAAACACAAGCCTTGGAACGTTTGTTTAACCGCGCCAATGTGCAAGTGATGTTTACTGGACGTCGTAGCATGAGCACTGTGGATCTGTATCTCTCAATCATGAGTGAAACACACAGCCATGCTCAATACTTCATGCTCAAGCATGGGGTCAAGAAACAAGAGTTTGTGGAGTTTTGGCAAAAGAATTACAACCACAGTGATGCCAAGCTCACCAACAACCAGGCCAATGAAATTCTAGAAGAGTACTGCACCAATTTGACTGCAATGGCCAAGGCAAATCGTCTTGAGCCCATGATTGGTCGATCGTCTGAACTAGAAGAAATGATTGCTGTGCTGGCTCGTCGCTTCAAAGCCAACGTGCTCATGGTGGGCGACCCTGGTGTGGGTAAAACACACATTGTAGACGGCCTAGCACAGGAAATCAACGCAGGCCGTGTGCCAGAGTTTATTAAAGGTCACGAAGTCTGGGGCTTAGAAATTGGTAGCTTGCTGGCTGGATCTAAGTACCGCGGTGAGTTTGAAGAAAAGTTCAAGGCTGTGATCGCCGCACTGGAAACCAAAAAGAACGCTATCCTATTCATTGACGAAGCGCACACCATGCGTGGCGCTGGATCAGGTAGCAACAGTAGCCTAGACTTTGCTAACATGCTCAAGCCAGCTATCACACGTGGTAATCTCAAAGTTATTGCTTCAACTACTTGGGAAGAATATTACGAAAGCTTTGAAAAGGATCGTGCGTTGATGCGCCGCTTTTATCGCTTGAGTGTTGACGAACCAGATGCGTCAACCACTGAACAGATTTTGATTGGCTTGAGCCCACGTTTGGAGAAATTCCACAATGTGCTGATTGACACTGAAGCAATGACAGCGGCTGTGGAGTATGCAAACCGTTACATTCATGATCGCAAAAATCCTGACAAGAGCATTGACTTGCTGGATGCGGCTTGTGCTCGTGAACGTGTTAAAGATCTTGGCAATGTCACCATCACACGTGAAATGATTCAAGCACAAGTAAGTCGTGTTGCTGGTGTGCCCACAGACAAACTGCAAAACGAACGTAGCACCAAGATTGTTGAACTAGAAAGCAACGTCAAGCAAAAGCTGTATGGTCAAGAGTCAGCCGTGGACACAGTGCTGGAACGGGTGTACATCAGCTTTGCTGGCATTGGCAACGAAAAACGTCCAATGAGTAGCTTCTTGTTCTTGGGACCAACTGGTACAGGTAAAACAGAACTGGCCAAGTTGTTGGCAGAAAACCTGGATATGAAACTGTTGCGTTATGACATGAGTGAATATCAAGAGCGCCACACTATCTCAAGTTTGATTGGTGCACCTCCTGGCTATGTAGGCTTTGAGGATGGCAACGTAGGGGGCGGCAAACTGATCTCAGACATCAGCAAGAATCCTTTTGCTATTTTGTTATTTGATGAGATTGAAAAGGCTCACCCCGATGTCACCAATATCATGTTACAAATGTTGGACGAAGGACATATCTCTTCGTCCAATGGCAAACGTGTGGATGTCAAAAACTGTATCATTATCATGACATCTAACTTGGGCGCACGTGACAATGAAAATAACAATATTGGCTTTGGATCTAGCTTGGAGAAAACTGGAAGCGAAGACAAAGCACTGAAAGACTTCTTCCGCCCTGAACTGCGCAACCGTATTGATGCTATTGTAAAGTTCAAGAAGCTGGACATGTTGGCCATCAAGAAGATTGTTGTGAAGTTTGTTGACGAATTACGCACCAGTTTGGCGTCAAAGAATATTCGACTCAATCTCAGCGAGCCAGTGATTGAATATCTTGCTGACAAAGGATATGACAGCAAAATGGGCGCACGTCCGCTGAGTCGCAAGATTGACGAGCTTATCCGTGTGCCGTTGAGTAAGAAGATCCTGTTTGATCAGTTGCGTGATTGTACAATTATTGTTAGCCTTGTAGACGACAAGATTGAGTTTGTAACAGAAACTCTACTGTTGCCCGGTATAAACAATGAAGGAATTATTTGTGTTGACCCAGTACAAAATACAGACTAATCAGCGGGACCGACTGTTCTTTGATCGGTTTGAATACAGTTTTCGTTTCAAACAGCGTGAAGTGTATGCCATTCGTGGCTTGCCAGACACTGCTAAGTTGATGAAATTTATTGAAAACCGTAGAGCATGGATGCGTAGTGTAACCTATCAACGCAATCAAGCTGACGAACACTTTACACTGGAAAGCATTGAGAGTCTATTGGCCACCAAGGATTTGCTGTCTAACCACCCCACTGAATTTAAAATGACTGTGAGCGGTGACTGGGCGCTGATTTATACCAATGACCTTAACTTGGTAGATAGGATTTCTAGACTGCCACAGGTGTGGTGTGACCGTACAGTAATCAAGGCCGAAGTAGCTCGAGCACGTGACACCGTGGTAATCAAAGAGCCACAGTATCGTTATCGTACATATTTTAGAGAACGAAAGATGCGGCCCGAAGTCAAACTGCAATTGCTGGATTGGATTAAATCACAGCATTATCAAGACGTTGACAATGTGCGAGCCAGCGGAGCCTTGCAAGGATGGTTAAAAAATGAGTATGCATCTTGGCGCAAAGACTGGTGTATGCGACACTATTACATTGAGCACAATGACACTCGTTACGAAACCATGATTGGCATGGTAGCCCCAGGATTTGTACGAAAAACAGTGCGAATTATCAGCCCAGAGGAAAATCTACTAGAGCAAACTGCTGATAAATAATACACTATGGCTAAAATACACGAAGAAGTAATAGTGATTAAACTCAGCAAACTGGCTAAGGACTCTGACTCTCCTGCCCGCATTGCCACTGAAGATCTAGTGGCTGCGTTGGGCTCTGTGGCAGAAGAACTTGCTGGTGCTGGTGTAATTGTAGAAGTAGAATCCGCACAATGATCACCACACAAACGATTTTGAACCGCACAGTCTATGGCGATGCTGCCGGCAATTATGATGGCTCCAGCCAAGACTGGATCAGTGATGCAGTCAAGGCTGCAAATTACTATCGCGGTCGCGGTGGTATCCAAACCATCAATTTTGATGTCACAGGGTTTGAAGGTGTCCTGCACCTAGAAGCCACACTGGATACTGTGCCCGAAACTGCCACTTGGTTCAATACGTTTACATTTGGTGATGGTTCTACTACGCCACTGACTGATCGCCACCCCGAAACTGTGCTAGGAAACTTCACATGGATGCGTGTGCGTGTAACAGGATTCAGCGGCGGAACTATCAATTCAGTCACTATTTCTTACTAAACACAACTCAACTAAATACTGGGTATGAAGCAAATTGTTATTATGCCCGGCGGCTTTCACCCATTTCATGCAGGACACTATGCCCTGTATAATTCTGCACGTCAAGCCTTTCCCAATGCCGAAGTATTTGTGGCAGCCACAAACGACACATCGGCACGACCATTCCCATTTGCAGTGAAAGAAAAACTGGCCAAACTAGCCGGTGTTGATGCTGGACATTTTGTACAAGTAAAGAGCCCATTTCAAGCCAAGGAAATCACTGGTAAATTTGATCCCGAAACAGATCAGTTGATCTTTGTGCGCAGTGAAAAAGACGCAGACAAGCCACCACAACCTGGCGGTGTTAAAAAAGACGGTTCTCCTAGCTATTTGCAACCCTACAAAGGACAAAAAGAACTTGAACCCTTTGTTCGTCATGCTTACATGGCATACTTGCCCACAGTGGAGTTTGGTCCTGGCATGACATCGGCAACAGAAATACGCACTGCATGGCCTCGATTAAACGACAAGCGCAAACAAGCTCTTGTCATGAGTTTGTATCCCATTACACAAAGCAAACCAGCCTTGGCACAAAACGTTGTCAAACTGTTGGACACTGCTATCATTGGTGAACAGCCCATGGATGAAAACCAAGGCTGGGCCGCAACCTACAACGAAAGCGATGACTACATCGAAGAGAAGTGGTCAGCAAAATACAAGCGTTCAATCAACTGCAATAATCCCAAAGGCTTTAGCCAAAAAGCCCACTGCGCTGGTCGTAAAAAATAAGCCACTCCTGTATAATCCGTAAATAAACTACACATTTTTACGGAGAACCCAATGGCTGAACAACAAATTCAAATCCAAGTCGATCTTGAATATCTAAAAACTACTCGAGTACATATCTGTATGCCTTGTTACGGTGGCATGCTCAGTGAACAAACTTTCATGAGTTTTGTTAAATGGAGCAATGCTTGTCGCCAATTGGGTATTGATTGGACTGTGGAAACCATGACCAACGAGAGCTTGATTAGTCGTGCTAGAAACACACTCACAGCCAAGTTCTTGCACACCAAAGAGTCAACACACTTGATGTTTATTGACGCTGACATTGGCTGGGAACCATGGCACCTATTGGTGTTGCTGGATCGCAGAGTTGATGTTATTGGTGGTTTGTATCCCATGAAGAGTTTGCCTGTGAAATGGTGCGTCAACGGTATCCCTGGCAAAGAAGATGGTGTTGATAATCTTGTGGAAGTTACAAAAACTGGCACAGGCTTCTTGCTAATCAAGCGTGAAGTATTTGAAAAGCTAGATGCACACCCTGCTGTGAAACCATTCACAAACGACATTGGTTTGCCAGCTGAACTCAACCCTTACATGAAAACTTACTTTGACACCGCAGTGCGCGAAGGACGTTACTACAGTGAGGACTGGACATTCTGCGAAAACTGGCGTGACCTAGGCGGCCAAGTGTTTATTGACAAGCGCATCTTGCTCAAGCACGTGGGTACCTATGTGTTTGATGCACAGACACAAGACAAGTTGTATCAAGACTTGCATGCCATTGTACACCCCAAGATTGCCGGTGCGCATGAAGCCGCAAAACAGCCCATTGATGTAACTGAGCCTGAAGTTTTCGCTTCTAGCGACTCACTAGACACGGCTATTACCGCAGATACACAGCAACAACCTGCTGTCATGGAAGAAGTCACCAGCGCAAAATAACGGTAAATACAGCTTATGAACATCCATGAGCTGTCAACCTATAATCTTGCTGATGCGGTAAAATTCCATGACCGCTTGAATCCGCGCCTATTTGGGCGCGATGAAAAACTTCTACCCGTAGTTAGACAAAAGCTCTTGGAGATCGCCGCAGATTTCCAAGAGTTTCTTGGTGTTGAGGATTTGCAAATCCAAGACATCACAATATCAGGCTCCAACGCAGCCTACAGCTACACTCTACACTCAGACATAGACTTACACCTTGTGGTAGATCGTCCCAACGACGAAGTTTACCGCGAATTGTTTGATGCTAAAAAATATCAATACAACGACGAGCACAACATCACCATTGGTGGTTATGATGTAGAGCTGTATGTACAAGACGCTGACCAAACACATGTAAGTCAGGGCATTTATTCAGTGCTGAATGATGACTGGATTTCAGTGCCCAAGCGACGTCGTGCTGATATTGATGACATGAGTGTGCGTCACAAGTACGAAGACATTGGTCACCGTGTAGAACAAGCCATTGAAAGCAATGACTTAGAGCGTGTAACAGCTACAATAGAGAAAGTTAAGCAGATTCGCAAAGCTGGTTTAGAAGCCAATGGCGAGTTTGGTCCTGAAAATCTTGCCTACAAAATGTTGCGCAAACAAGGCTACATTCAGCGACTGTTTGATCGTCGCAATGAATTGCGTGACGCAGAACTCAGTTTGAACGAGCGCAAGAAAAAGAAAAAGCCACGTCAGAAGTATGGTGTGTTTGGCGGATACTGGTTCCCTGGTTTTGCTTACGCTGGTCAAGATCATGCCGCTGGCACCGAAGGTGGTGGGGATGGTGGCGGGGAAAGCATACGTGAAGCCAGCACGCCTGATGGGGTCAGCGCCACCACTTGCATGTTCTTGAACGAAGAACCCGAAACTCGTGCATTGCTGGAAAAGTTTATTCAGTATGTTGCTGGTCGTCTGGAAATCAAAGACATGCCACACATTGAGTTGCATGACGATTCCAACTGGAGCGAAGGCAACACCAGCTTTGGTAGATTTGATCCTGACACTCATACATTACATGTAAGCTTGCCCAATCGTCACATTCTAGATATCATGCGCACCACAGCACATGAACTAGCACATTGCCGTCAACACGAAATTGAACCCTTGCCCGACAATGCTGGAGAAACTGGCAGTGGCTGGGAAAACGAAGCGCATGCTGTGGCCGGTATTATCATGCGTGATTTTACTGATCAGCATCCTGAATATTTCAATAGCGACAATGTTGAAGCCAACGAAGTCGACGAAGGCATAAAATCAAAACTGGCTGCGGGTGCATTGGGCGCCGCTTTGGCATTGGGTGCTGGTGGTGCCAAAGCACAAACAGTTGGGCATGCATTGGGAGCCGCAGTAGACACAGCTCGAGTAGTACAGTCGCTTAAAAACATGGGCTGGAGTGGTGCTAGAGAAGACTTATCACAAGAAATTAAAAACTACAGCCGTGCGCTGGGTGGTGACGCCAATGCGCAAAATCAAAGCTGGCTGTATCGTCAACAACAACGTCAAGGCACATTGCCACAGCAAGCACAACCAAGTGATCAGCAAGCTCAAGACGATTTTGAAGCATACAAAAAAGATTATTATCGTAAAAAAGCTGAGTTTGACAAGCGTTTTCAACAAAACGAATCAGCGTCAGGGTACATTCCTACAAAGCGTCAAGCAAAAGATCCACGTTACAGCACGGCGCTGACAGTGGATATCAAGCCTGGTGAAGTAGGTAGACAAGCCAACAAAATGGCGTTGAAAACTGACAGTCAAGGCAAACCTGCGCTGTTGATGAAAACTGCAAACTTACGAGAAGGTCTGAGTTTGCAAGAAAGACTAGAACAAGAATTGTCTAGATTAAACAAAGACAATCCTTACGAATTTATTGACCCACGCAACAAGCCTGCACCGGCCAACAAATATGGTATGAACGGACATGTTGATGAAGATTACAGTGCTGACAATCCTCCAGGACCAGAAAGCAAACCCACCATGCCCAAGGGCACTTTGCGTGTAGATGTGTCTGACATGTATGACTGGTATAAACTAGGAACGCACATTAGCAATATGAAAGGGCTTGGCCAGCATGACTTTGGCTCAGGACCTCCCAGTACTATTGTTAGCTTCGGGGACGAAGATACTGAACACGAATTCATTGGGGACTTAGAAGCCACAGGGCTAGATGTCACAGACATTGATCCCAAGGATCCAAAAAAGCGTCCGGGCAAAACAATCAAAACTGATCCCACATACAATGTAGATGAAAACTTTGCCGATGGCAAAAACCCAGGTCGCAAGGGCCTGGCCAAGCGAGTGGGCGTGGACTGCAAACAGCCTGTGAGTAAGCTTCGTAGCATTGCCAAGAATAGTTCAGGCGAAAAGCAAAGAATGGCACATTGGTGTGCCAACATGAAATCAGGTAAGAAAAAATGAGAGCCCGTGAATTCCTTGACGAATTAAAAATAGACAATCGCGGTGGCCTGGGTGCAGTGCCCAACAACCAAGACATTGATTACTTTGGCTTGCGTGTAGCCATGAAGCCCAGCATGTTTTTAAAGTTATCACTGCCACTGGACGCCAACCAACCCGACGAAGCAGAAACCATACAGTATATTGCCAAGAATCTTGACACACAGGGCATTGGTGCACCATTCTTGGAAGTGGCATTTCCCGCTGAGTGGGATGAAGGTGTATTCAAGAATCCAGCACAAGTCAAAGGTCACGACGGTCGTCACAGAATGTATGCTATTATGCAACAGCAAGGTGATGATCCTGTAGAGGTACATATATTTCCACGAGGTGGTATGCGTCGCAGAGACATTACACCTGAAATGATTGATGCACTGCGCCAAGGCATAGTTGGCCAGCGCGGTAGTTATGTATCGGGACCAATATTTGGAGAAGCAGAATGAAAATTAGAACCATTGTAGAAGCCGCAGAAGGCATTCGTAGACTGGGCGGTTTCCCGGTCAAAGTAATAAACGTAGAACAAAGCGGCGAACAGATTGACGAGCTCAAACTAGACGCACCCAGTCGTCGTATTTCACGTGATGAACTGCAAGGCTATGCTGACCGTATCAAAACTGGCACCAAGACCAAGCGTGACAAATTTGCCCCCATTATTCACGGTTCAAACATCAAAGCCATTACAAAAGATGATGGCGGCACTGAGTGGGACTTGGATGACTTGGCCACTCAAATCACCACACGTCCACGAGCTATTCTAGGCACCAATGCCAAGATGGAAAAGTCAGCCACAGAAGGCGAAATAATTTATGACTTAACACTGCCTGCGCTGAGTGGCATTGTGGTAGACGAAGAAACAGGGGATTTTGTAGAGATCACAACGTGTCCCGGTGCTGGGCAATGTCAACTATTCTGCTATGCTAGAAAAGGTGGCTATGTTATGTTCCCCGCTAGCTCAATGAGTGCGGCACAAGCACTGAACTTCCTGGTCAATGACCCCGATGGTTACATGGCCAAAGTAAATCAAGAAATTGCCACAATCAAACGAAAGACTGACAAAGTAGGAATTCAACTTGTTGTGCGCTGGCACGATGCTGGCGACTTCTTTAGCAAAGACTATCTCAATCTAGCATTTAAAATTGCAGAGCAAAACCCCGAAGTCAAGTTCTATGCATACACCAAGATTGCTGATGTTGCCACTGGTGCCAAGCCTGACAACTTTATCATCAACTTCTCAAGCGGTAGCAAGCGTGGCGAAGAAAAGAAGATTGAATTCCACAAATCACAGGGCAATGTTGTCAAGCAAGGCGTAACAGTGCCCAAGGACATGTTCTTTGACTTGATTGCACGACAGGGTAACAAGCTGATCAAAGACGCTAAAGGTCGTACACAATTCCGTGATGACGCTGCCTTGGAAGAATTCAAACAACGTTTGGCACAAAAATACAATGTGCCCGTGGATTCTATTATCACGTATGACCAAATGCTGTCAACTCCAGTAGGCGCTGAGCCTCGTTGGAATGTTATTGTACAACCTGGCGCAGGTGACCGTGCAGCCAACCGCAAGGATGTGATAGACAGTTACTTGATGTTCCACTGATATGAGAGCTAGTGAATTATTATCTGAGGGGTTAAATCATCCTGTTATTGTAGTGGACGTACAACCTGCGTATGAACAATACAATCCGCAAGTATGTCAAAAAATTGTTGATTTTGTGCAAAAGCAAACTGGGCCTGTGCTAATGTTTGTCAATGCAGAACAAGATGGTATGACAGATGATACTATCGAAAGTATTCGTTACTGGTGGGAAGAAAAAGCAGGTGTTGACTATGACGAGTATGACAACGATCCTGCATACACTGGGCCCATTAATTGGAACAGATTTACTATAGTTGATAAAGGATATGGCTGGTTTAGACCTTGGATGGACCAGAGAGTGCAACCCAAGTTTATTATTCAATTAATTCGCTATATGTACCAACACAAGTTAAATGACATTCGTGATGATATAGATGGGGTGTATCAATACATGACACACAATCCAGTGGGCAACGAGATTGTTGATTGGCAAGATTGGATGGAAGACGAGCCGTTTGTTATCAACTGGACCAGTGTTGCACAATTAAAGCGTTTTAACGGTGCTTACTTAGTGGGCGGTGGACGGGAAGAATGCTTGCGAGAAGTTGAATTGTTGATGAATGCATTTAACATTCGTTACAAACGAATTGACAGCTTGGTATATTAATCTGCTACTAAATATAGCAGTGAGAACAACATTATGCTATTAACAAACTTATTTGAATCTGCTCTACGAGACAAAGAAGACTTGCAAGCCAAGCGCAAAGCCATTCAGGACATTCAAATGGATCCCAATACCCATAAAGATCCTGAGCTTAAAAAAGAGCTTGCTCGACGCAAAGCTGACTTGGAAAAAGAAGCCAAGAAAAAAGGTCTTGCAGAAAGTGCCGAAAATTTAAACATTGGTGACGATGTTATCATCACTGGCAATGTACAGTACAACGGTGCAACCGGTGTTATCAAAGACTTTGGGCGCGACAATCGTTTTGTCATAGTTGATTTGTACAATCATGGCCCACACAGTTTTCACAGTTCAGATGTAAGTTATAACGATTACGCAGACAGCGATGAGGAAGAAGCAGATCGGTATGATCGCGACGAAGATTTCCGTGACTATGTGAGCCGCACTGAAACAGACGAAGCCAGTGACATTTCTGGATTGCTGGCTGCTAATCAGTACAACAAAGTATTCCGTATCACAGCTGAACTAGCCGAAGGCGGCGTTAAAAAGTTTAAAGTGCGAGCTCAAAGCGAGCGTGTTGCTCGTGAGAAGTTTCTCAAGCATGCCAGCATGGCAAAGATCCTCAAAGTAGAAGATATCACAGACATTAGCGAGAGTCTTGCTGATGAGTTCATGAAGATGGCACGTGAAAAAGGTTACAATCCTAGACTACGTGGTACACCTGATGAAGAACGTGCCCGTACAGATGCAATGTTAAAGCAACGTGCCGCAGATCGTGCAGCCGCACCCAAACCGGCTGGCCCAACACCAGAAGAACGTGCCGAACTAGAAAAGCAGTTGGCAGCGTTGGAAGCCATGTATGATCCCAATTACGACTACAGCGATGACTACAGCGTTTGGAAGAAGCATCACGAAATTTCCAAGCGCATCTCTGCTATTAAAAAGCAACTAGGCGAAGGCTTGCGTGATCCCAAAGACAATCCTTGCTGGAAAGGGTACCACCCTGTGGGTACTAAAAAGAAAGCAGGACGCACTGTTCCTAACTGTGTGCCTAATGCCAACGAAGGTGTGGCGGAAGACCAGTTAGATGAAATCAGTCAAGATACTGCTAGAAGTTATGCTCAAAAGGCAACCCAAAGTAAAAAAGACTTAACTAACCAAACATATCGCAAGGGTGCAGACACTGATAAGTTGAACAAGAAAATTCAAAATCGTCAGCAAGGTTTGAATCGTGCCCATACTGATAAGCGTTATTACAAAGACGAGTTGGGTGTGGCGGAAGGCTCGGAACAAGTTTATCGAGTATTGGCCGTTGACAAGAGCAACGCACTGTCCAAGCAAGTGAAGTTGAAAGTAAAAGCCAGTTCATTGGATGAAGTGTTTGAACGATTGGCAATCAATGATTGGTATCCATTGGAAATCAACGGTGTAGAAGTAATCAACGGCAAGCGCCTAAAGCAAGGTGTGGCGGAAGGCTCACTAGAGGAAATGAACCGTAGAGGGTTCTTAAAAGGATTGGCTGGTGCTGGAGCAGCCTTGGCTGCAGGTGGCGCGATAGCAAAAGGTTACAATCCGATCTATGCTGAGAAGAAGAAAAAAGAACGAGAAGAACGAGAAAAGGCTCGGCCCGAACAACCGGGCAACCATCAACAAATACCAAAACCAAAACCACGTGATAGTTATAACTCTATACCGAAGGAAGGTGTGGCGGAAGGCTTGTTGAACGAAGGCCAATATGAAATGATGATGAGTAATGGGCAAGTAAAAAAGTTCATTGCCAAAGACGATGCTGATGCCAAACGCATTGCCGCCGGACACGGTGCTAAAAGTGTTATTAAACTAAGAGGTGGTGTTCCTGCTGGTAAAGTGGCAGAGCAAGGTGTAGCGGAAGGCAAGGAAGATAAGATTGCCCAACTAAAGAAAGACTATGATACAGCAGTTCATTGGAGCAAAAATGAAACAAGCCCACAAAAGCGTGAGGCTGCTCGTCAAAAGGCTGAGAAGATCAAACGTCACTTAGATACACAATATAAGCAAGGTGTAGCGGAAGGCATTTTTGGTTTAACTTCTAAAGAAAAAGCCAAGATACAATACGTCACTGCTAAGATTAGTGATATTCCTGGCAATTGGGATCACAAGAATCAACAATACACCGAAAGAGGTTTGGCAGATTTAAAGAGTGTAATGAAGAATGAAAAGTATCTAAAGTATGCGTTATCTCTAACCAGCGATGATTTTGAAGCAGAAGGTGTGGCGGAGGGTGCCAACATTGTTGGCCAAGATAGTGATTTAGATCAACAGGTGTTTACATTGAATGTCGACGGTAAAACAGTTTTGTTTACCTACTGGGATTATGAAAACAATTTCCAAAGCCCAGACATCAAAGACATCTATCAACAGGCTCGGGAACAGTTGGGCAAAAAACTATCACCAGAACAGATCAAAGCAGTTGCTCGCAGTGTATTTAAATCGTTCAAGCAAGGTGTGGCGGAAGGCGAAAAGGTTGGCAACATGGATGCTGATAAGTTTGATGCTGCCATGGCTCGTCTTAAAAAGTTAGCCGGTGCCGGGCCACTAAAAACAGTGTGGGATCCACAAAAACGTGTGTACAAGAATGTACCAGTAGCACAACAGCCCAAGGATAAAAAATGAGAACTTATACATTCACTCATACCAACGCTGATGGCAGCAAACGTGTTGAAGTCATTGAAGCCAAAACAGTAACCGAAGCATTGGCTATCTATCGTCAACGTCTCAAAGAAACTATCTAATGAGAGCAATTGAGTTTACAGAAGATTTGTTAGGCGTACAAGAACGTCGTGCCAGACGTGCTGGTGCAAGACCCACACGTGGGCATGAGCCAGTGGAACGCTATCACAAAAAACCCAGTCGCGAAGAACTAGACGAACTTAGCTTTTTAGGCAGTGAATGTACCAAGGACTGTTCAGGCCACCGTGCTGGATATGCTTGGTACAAACGCAAAGGCTACGAACCTGCGTCATGGTCTCCTAGCTTTAACAAAGGTGCCGCACTGGCCAAAGCAGGTAGATAACATGAGAAACTGGATTAATTTATTAGAAGCTGTGGAAAAAGGTTGTCCACCAGCCACACAAAGCATTGAATTAAATTTAAAGAATCGTCAGAAAGCCATAGACGAATATAGATACGGCCCACTGGATCCCAACGAGCCCAACGAAGAATTTTGGCAAGCCAAGGCCGAGGAATGGAATATCAGCGACCCCGACGATGCCAAAACAGCACGTTGCGGAAACTGTGCAGCCTTTGACATGACAGACAAGATGATGGATTGTATGGCACGGGGCATCGGTGCAGAACCTGGATCAGATCCACAGGATACCATTGATGCTGGGCACTTAGGCTACTGCAAGTTTTTGAAATTCAAATGTGCGGCCAAACGCACTTGTGATGCATGGGTCGAAGGAGGCCCAATCCGTGACTAATAACAACTATCCAGTTTATCCCGAGGATGACGGTACTGACCGTCCAAGAAATCCTTACTCGCCCGTCTAAGCACGATACATAAGTGCATGATTGATATTTGCACTGTAGTATTCGAAGACGAAATCCCAACTTTAAAAGCACAAGCCAACAGCATAGACCTGTATTGCCAAAACATTGGCATACGCAATATCTATGTAGTGCTAAACGACGCCGAAACCTTGGTAGAAAAGATTGATCCTGCATGGTGGGGCAGTTTGAGTGAGCGTGTGTTGGTTATTCCTAGAACAGCATTTTCTGCACCCTGGGCCGAAGACGGTTGGTTAACTCAACAGCTTTGGAAGATGCTGGTGTCAGCTATGAGTTACAATCAGTACACCATGGTGCTGGATGCTAAAACAATATTTGTACGTGAGTTGTCGTTGGAACATCTATTCAGCGAGTCGGGTAGACTTACTATTGGCCAGTTGCCGGTATTTGAAGTATTTGAGCCGGCTAGACAGATTTGCAATAAACTATTTGACATTGACATGCAGATGCAAGCAGGCCCCGGCGGTGTTCCATTTTTATTCAACAATGACACTGTGCGATTGATGATTGCCGAAGTTACTCGGCGCACCAAGACAACCTTTGCGCTGTGGTTTCAACAGCAAGGGCGGCTCACAGAATTTATGTTGTATTCAGCATTTTGCCAGTACCAATACGGTAGTTTAGATCTGCTGTACACCAAAGAAAATACGCTGGGCACACCCGTCAATGTATGCCACACTGAAGTTGCCCGCTTTGACGAAAAATTAAAACAAATGAAAAACAGTGGTACAATAACTGTGAGTGTGCATCGACGTGCATGGAGCGAGTTGTCAGAAGATCAACGCAACAATTACAGAATGATGCTGATTGATCGTAGCGTATTCACTGCATACGGATTGAAATGAAAGCATTGTGTCTTGTTGCTCACCCCGATGACTGCGTGATATTTGGATACAGTTATATACACCATCATCCCGAGCATGAGTGGACCGTGGGATATCTAACTTACACTGCTGATGATGCCCGTGGTGCCGAATTACAACAGTTTTGGCAACGTAGAGGAATTGGTTGTGTATTTCTAGGATTTGAAGATGACTGGCATGATCAGGAACAGCAACAATTTAACTGTTGGCCTCCCATGGAAGCACGTGCAAAATGTTCTACCCTGGCTGCTGGTTACGATATTGTGCTAACACACGATGCCAACGGTGATTACGGGCATATACATCATCAGCTGGTGCACCAAGCTGTGTGCGATCACCCAGGGTTGGTAACATTTGCGCCACCGGGACAAGGTACTGTGACACTGGCATTACCCCCAGATACATATAGCATACAAGAGTTGCCCATGCATGGCAACATAGTACAGGGGTTTCATCCCCGTGAACACCAAAACAGTTACAAGGAACAAGCATGAAATTAATGGTAGCAGGTTGCAGTTTTAGTGCTGTGAGCAAAACATTGCCCGGAACTAGTTGGAGCGAAGTGTTGGCACGAAACCTGGGATGGGATTTGGTAAACTTGGCAAGACCGGGTTGCAGTAACGGCGGAGTAAGAATTCAAATCGATGAAATCATACGCCAGCGTCCAGACTTTGCTGTGATAACTCCTACCTTCTGGGACCGAATGGAAATACCAGCCAAAGCCGCACCTTATAACTGGGATCAAGAACGTCAGGCCTGGGATCCACCGTTGCAACGACATCTGCAAAATAGAAAACTAAAAAATGGGTACGATCGTGATGATGGAATAGACAACGTCAACTACGGCAACAACAACTACAACATGATCTGCGAAACTATTTTTACCTTGGCGGAAAATTTCCCCAATCAGTACAGGCATGGCGACATTGACAAACGCACCCAAAATGCAGTCAAGCAATACATTGATCAAATCTACGACAGTAACTGGAAAAAACAACAAGATGAATGGATTATACGAGAGGGTATCATGCAGTTGTTTTTAGAAAAAATTCCGTTCATTGTAGTGCCTTCGTTGCTATGGCCGTTTGACCCTGATAATCAAACACAATGGCGCAGTGCTTTCCCAACACAACTGATACCCGATCACTACATTGTGCTAGATGATCACCAATCTCCTTTGGCCATTGCTGGTGGCAATGGGTTTGATGGCGAGGACCCTGGATACCATTCCAGCCCGCGTGGGCAAGAAATCATAGCCGACAATTGGCTACAGCGCATGAAAAACGATTTTAAATTAGTTTAACCAGAACTCAGAGGCAATGTGCAACCGTAACAGTTTTACAATGTTGTGGTTGGCATTGTGCTCGGTGGATAAAATCATTTTGCGATTGTGGCTCAGACGTTCTTCCACATAGTCGCACAACAACTCGCAATCAGTTTTGTGCAGTTTTAACACTTGTTCAAACGCCATGGTCCAACGTTGAATATCATCTTCAACTAAGTCATAACTTTCATCAATATAAGGATGAAATGTTTTATATCCCAAACGATTGAGGTGTGCAAGATACCCTTGGATTCCAAATACTATAAAAGGACGTTGCGCCATCATAGGTTTGGATATTTTTTCTGCCATAAAAAACATTGAGCCTGAGCTGACGCTTTCTGCGGCTATGGAGCAATATGTTTGTTGATAAATGTTCCAAGGCACAGTTTGGCTATCACTGTGTGCAATTGCATCAGACACTTCCCAAGCAGGATCTAAATTGGGACTCACATAAGGCCACTGCAATTCTACGCCATCAAACTGTTTTTGAACTTGTTCAGTAACAGGGTTGGTATAACTGCCAGTAAACACATCTCGGTAGGTCACAATGTTTTTATCCAATAATCCGTGATGTTGCATACTCAACATCACAAAGTCACGATTGGGTCTACGACTGCCCAGCAATGCATCAAACATAAATGGGCGTTGAGTAGTAGTTATATCCTGCAACTGATTGAACTTGATATCGCGATTGTATATCCACCAAGGTCTGTACACATATCGAGTGAAATCAAAAGGTTGTGCAAGATCTTGTCCACCAGCCAGCAATGCCCAATTACTAATTCCACTGTTCTGTGCCCAGTCTGTGATTTCTGCAACAGAACTGAATTCAATGTCGCTCAACAACACTAAGTCAAATTGACTCAAGTCAATGTTTTCATTACCGGATTGATAACAAAAATTATAAGGGAGATTAAATTTAACTGGCACCGCAGCCACTTTGTATTCGCTAGCCAGTGCTTGGTCAATGGTACCAATAGAATCGTCATCAATGTACCAATCATGCGCACAGTTTACTCCGTAAGTGTATGCCCAAATTTTTAATTTTAGTTTTGCTTTAAACATTGTTCTACTATATTTTTATAGTGATCAAAATCTTTCACAGTTAACGTATCCCAATCAAACTGCATACTGAGTCTCAAGTCTGGCACAGCATCGCACACTGCATTGTACTTTGTGGGATCCAGCAATGCCAGTTTGTCAAGGCTGTCATATTCAAAACGTCGTTGTTCGTGATAGTCAACATTGCCACATACCACTGCCCAGTCACCCAGCAATTCAGGTTCAGCAAACCATTTTATAAGTTCGCCATTGCCCCAGGGCGGAATAGTCGGCATCCCGGGCACAGCTTCTATAGTAGCGTCAAGCCAGTGCTTGCCAGGCCAACGTTGTGCCATGTGTTGCTTATATGCGTTCCAGTCTGCTTTGCGCACTGGTACAAACTCTGTAACAAAGCAATGCGGGGTTGGTCTAGGAATACCAGTTATAGATTCAAACATTCGTTCATAACTGCCTTGCGTGGTATTCATCAAGCTCATTAAATTTAGACGCCCGTCTTTGATGGGACTGTACGGAGCAATAAGGAATGTATCGGGATCTTGAATCATCATTACTTCACGATCCAGCATGTCAATATAGCTAAGTTTGATAGCTTGCTGGCGTAGCCAGTACGTGCGATAATCGCCCTCAAATACCCAATTGTTGACTTGGGGGTAGCGTTCGTAAATTACACTGTCGTCCATGTAGCTAAACGTGCTGGTGTCAATACCATACTTGCGGAACGCTTGATCAACTCGAGATTTGTCTAAGTTACGTGTGCATGCTACAATGGTTTCTGTTACCCCTTGTAGCATGTGATCCCACTGCAAACTAAAACACGCATGCGGCATGCGGTATTCTGCTAAAAATAAAATTCTTGTTACACTCATTCTCTACCACCACAACTGTTAACGCATTGATAAAGTCTACCATCAGCAATGCTGGCCCGTTTCCAGGTTTCTTCTATCTTTTCAAACCAATCCAAGCAGTGTGCTAAATCGTATTGCAAGGCATTGTTTTCATGAACTAGTCCTTGTAACTGCTCATTGCCAGGATGATGCATAGTCTGTGGGTAGTAACCTAAAAAACAACAAGGATAAATTGAGCCGTCGGCAGCAATGTAGATTTCTTCCTGACGTTTGTGCTCACAAACCAATCTTAGTTCAGGTTCATCTTTTGCAATCTTTATAGTTTTGTGATTAAACCAAGTTTTATGATTTTCCAATAGTGCATGCACATCCGGAACAATGTGAGGTGGAGCAGGATCATGCCCTATGCGATGGCTGAATTCGCCTGTTCGCCGAAACACTGGGCCTGTGTCTCTACCATCGTAGATGTTTTCAAACCGCACAAACCCCAACTGAGACGCTAGATCTCTGCAAGCTTTTTCTTGATACCGATTGTGATCAAATGGTATAAAACGCCAAACAGCATGTCCGCCAGCACTTATAAATGCAGTAGCATTTTCAATTACAGCATGCCAGTTGGTGTCCTGCCTATACAAACTGTGGGTGTCGGCTAGCCCATCCAACGCAAAACCAATTGTAACTCCAGGTAATGCTAGCTTCTTCCACCAGGCCTGACCCCGCATGCTGCCATTTGTAGTAATGTTCACAGCTACACCGTGGCTCACCAGATATTCCACTATTTCTACTCCGTCGTGTGCAAGAGCAAAGTCTCCAAGATTGCCATTGAAATTAACACCATAAAATTTGTTAGTCTTGTGAGGAAATCCATCCTGTGGTGGTGGGGGAGGTTTGAGTTGATCAAGGAAACTGGGCTGAAAAATGTGTTTGAACTGCTCCAAACTTAGTTCAGTCACAGGATACCCTGAATTGTATTCAAGCCCACGATAATTTCTAGGGCACATGGGACAGCGAGCATTGCATCTAGTGGTGAGTTCCACATGTACTCGACGTATATCTGCTAGTTTTAACATACGGATATTTATAGGCTAGGATAATGGTAAATAGCTTTATGTCCAAGCACTTTGTAAAAATTGTATGTGATGTCTACTGCGACTGGACAGTACAGCCGCCACGCTATCGTGCCTATGTAGATGATGAGTTATTCACCGAACGCACTTGGGTTTGGAAGAATGTTCACCTGGAAGAAGCATTTCAGATCGAAGCTTGGCCCGGTAAGTATAACATACGCTATGAAATAATAGGCGACAACGCTACTTTGCGTACTGAAAACTACAGAGTAGAATACGGACCGGCAACAGTTAACAATGTTGGCGAATTGGTGATTACAAAATGAGAATACGTGAAATCATGGAAAGCATGGCATCTACTACATCCGGTGCTATTGCCACTATAAGTCAGCCCTTGGGCAGAATTCAAACTCGTGGCGGTTCGCTTTTGGGAGGTAAATATACTAACGATCCCACTCCCAATACACCTGAGTGGATGAAAGCTTTTAAAGGAAAACGTCGTGCTAAGTGATTTATTAAAACAGCTATTGGCCACTAACTTTGCTTACTATCTCAAGGCACAGTATTTTCATTGGAACGTGGAAGGGCCAGACTTTGGACAATTGCACGAATTCTTTGCAGAAATTTACGGCGATTCATACGGCGCCATAGACCGTATTGCTGAATACATTAGAACCCTGGACGACTACGCACCAGGTAGTTTTGAGCGTTTTCAGGAACTATCACAAATTGCAGGGCAGACTAAAATTCCTCGTGCCCGACTCATGCTAGAAGAACTACTTGCCAACACTGAAGAAATGAAATCTATAGTGATGCGAGTATTTGAAGTTGCACAAGGTGAAGGTCGCGAAGACATTGCGAACTTCATGGCCGAGCGTCAAGATGCGCATGGCAAGTATGCCTGGCAACTACGTAGTTTCCTGAAAGACGCGAGAGCATGAGCAACGACATACATCAAATCCTTGAACGACTGGCCCTTATCGAAGGCCGCACAGTACCAGTAACGCCCACGGGCAAAGGCTTGGACCCACAGCAAAAAGATGCCAAGCAGTTACCGGCCTTGTTCAAACCTAAAAAAATACAAGCTTTGGGTGCCAAGACTGATCCCACCCACCCCATGAAAGGCATGGCTGTGGGTTCGCTTGAGGAAGCTATGCAAGAAGTGGAAGAGGATATGTTGTCAAAAGTTAAAAAAGACTTGACAACATATCTTGACAAACTAGAACAAAAAGTAAAAGTCGATCGCGATCTCAAAGACAAAGCCAAAGACGAGATTGAAGATGAAAACCCAGCCAAGTCTGGGAGCCAAAGTCATCACGAAGAGGAAGAAGTAGAAGAAGATCCAACTCCCAGCGAAGTTGGTGACACTGCTGAGCCAGCGCCTGTTCCCTCTACCAACCCCACACTGCCCGAAGGGGCACCTGTAAAAACATTTACCATGGAAGATGGCACATGTGTAGAGTGCTGGGGCAATGAACGTGACGGGTTTGAGCTACGTCGTGGAGAGCGCAAGTTGCCCACAAGGTTCAAAGACATTGATCAAGCTGACATGGCCATGAAGATCTGGCAAGCCCGACGTCGCAAAAACGACATGGATCAAGATTATATAGAAGAACGATAATATGCTGTTAAACGATTTTTACGCCAATAAAGGCAATTTAATTACTGAAACTCGAACATACAAATTATGGGAGAGTGCTGGGCGTAAATTAGTCGAAGCCGAACTTACTGCCAATCAAATCAATCAACTGTTCCAACAAGTTGAGCAAGGTGCAACTGCCGCAGGCGGTAACCGCACCATGATTGGCAAGGGCAAGGATGCTGCCAGCGCAATAAACCAAGCCTGGGAAGATTTAAAAACCAAAGTACAGAATTCAGGACCAATCAAAGGTGTTGACGCCATGTACGACAAGGCTGCTGAACAACTAAAGCAAGCCACAGGCGGTGACCAAGGCGTCATGAAATATGTACAAAAGTATCGTGACTTTGCCAAGAAACATCCAGTAGCACAGAGTTTGATTTACTCAGCACTGATCGCTGCCGCTGGTATTAGCGGCGCAGGTGTTGGCGGTGCAGCCGCATTGGGATTGTTCAAGCTAGTAGACAAATTGTTGCAAGGTGAGAAATTCTCTAGTGCCGCTTATGCTGGCGCTAAAACTGGTGGCATGGCTTATGCCGCTGGACAGATTGGGCAAGCACTCAAAGGTGGTGCTGAAACTGGGCCTGGCATGGATGCAAAATTTACTGATGTAAGTAAAACCATGCCCGACGGTACTGTGTTGCCCAATGACAGCGTGGCTAGTAATGTAGCAAAACAAATGGATGTTCTCAAGGACCTTGGCTTGCCCAAAGATGCAACATACGGTCAAGTTGTCAAGGCCATGAAAGCCCAAGGTTATCCAGAAGATTGGATCACTGGTACTATACAAGATGCAGGCAAAAAAGCTACGCAGGCAGTATCTAGTGCCGCAACCGATGCAGCCACCCAGGCAGCACAAGGCGGAGTAGCGGCAGTAAGACAACAAGCAAGCAACGAAGCCCTTAAAGCAGTTCAGCAAGCAATTGCCAATGGCGCTAATCCTGGATCACAAAGCGAATTAGCAGACGTTGCACAATCTGTATTAGAAAAATACAGTACATTACAAGGCGGTCCTTTGAGTGTTCAAACTGCTGAAACACTTGCACAAAAGATTGCTATGCAGGCAGCTTCAAAGGCTGTAAAAGAATCCCAAACATATAGAAAACAATCAGTGTCCCTGTCTGACGTTGTTATTCATCAATTATTTGAAGCAGTTGTTGCCGAAGGCCCAGGATGGGATAAATTCAAAGCTGGTGCAAAACAAGCAGGCGCTGGTATTGCCAACATGGCTCGTGGAGCCGGCACCGGGGCAATGGGCTTGGCAAAGCAAGCCGGCGGCGCTATCAGTCAAGGCATTGGCAATGTTGCTGGTGCCGCAATGCAAAAAGCACAGACTGTGGGCAAGAACTTAACTACCAAAGTCACTGCTGACAAATTAATGAGCGCATGGAAAAAAGCTGGAAGTCCCACAGACAGCGAAGCAATTGCCAGTGTACTATCTAAAACTGGTGTTGATTCTGGCGTGATTGATTCTGTGTATAGCACAATGCAGATTCCCCGTGGCGCATCCACAGTTGACACAACATCAGCCAACCAGGCGGCAGCTCCAGAAAAACCAACAGCGCCAACTGCTCTGACTGCTCAGACCAAAGCGCCTGCTCCTACCAAAACAGGCACTACTGCGGCGCAAACACAACCAACTACACCAGCCACTGCTACTGCACCTGCTAAACCAGATGCTGGCGCAGTCAGCGAGCCAGCACAGGCCCCAGGCACATCAACTGGTGGTGCATCAACCATGTCCACTATTACAAATCCTGAAACTGGCAAACTCTACACCAAAGCCGAACTACGTGCCAAGTATGGTAGTTCACCTGATGCCGCTCCGGCTGCCGCTACTACGCCCACAGAGCCAGCCACAGCAAAAGCAACAGCAACAACACCTCCAGCGACTACCACAGCACCAGCAGCCGGTAAAGCGGCAAATCCGTTTGCATATGACTATGCCGCGGCAGCCAAGATGGCTGGTATTAAACCCAAACAACCTGCACCTACACCTGACTACAGCAAAACATTCTCAGGTTATGGTAAGCAAACAATGACTGTGAAGCCAACAGTTGCAAAAACAGCGACCCCGGCACCAGCGGCTCCAGCCGCGCCAACTGCACCCAAAGCTCCGGCAGCACCGGCTCAACCAGCATGGACTGGTCGCGCTGGTACAAGCCCAAAGATTTCTGCACCACCCAAAGCTGGCGCACCCACAGCAGACGAACGTGCCAAACTTGATCAAAAGATTCAAGCGGCTTTGGCCAAACAAGCTCCTGCCCCAGTAACTGAATCCTTGGTTTGGAGCAAAAACTTTGACCCCAGCAAATCATTACTTCGTAAAATACGAAAATAAGAACACACCTTAGGACCGGTACTCGTTACCGTTGTGTGTAGGCGGCTGCTGCCTTGACATCTGCGATTCGCTACCGTATAATGTCTAGAGTGAGCTTTTGTCTTGATTGCTCAAAACATTTGACATTGCTCACTCCATCCCGTACAATTAATGCTCAAGGAGAAATCATGGAAACCAAAACTTTTAACGGCGAACAGAAGCTCAAGCTTACCCAAATCATCAACGAAGGCATGCAGGTCATGCACGAAGTGGAAACATTGAACGAGGGTTTGAGTGATACTATCAAGGCCGTGGCCGAAGAATTAGAAATCAAGCCAGGCGTGTTGAAGAAAGCCATCCGATTGGCCCACAAAGCCAGCTTTGGACAAGAGCAACAAGATCATGAGTTGCTAGAAACAATTCTTACCACAGTTGGCAAAACTCTATAAGTACTGTTTTCAACAGCGAGTCGCTCACGTTACGAGCATGTATCATGGCCTACCAGCCACAATTGGAGAACAATGAGTTATATCGACGCACTATTTGATCGTGAACACGATCGCATTCACGTGGTAGAACGTCGTAATGGGCAAAGAGAGTATCGTGAATACTCGGCCAATTACGTGTTCTATTACGATGACCCTAGAGGCAAGTTTCAATCAATTTACGGCACACCGGTGAGCCGTTTCAGCACACGCAACAATAAAGAGTTCCGCAAGGAAATGCGCATCCAATCGGGTAAGCAACTTTATGAAAGCGATATCAACCCCATTCATAGATGCTTGGAAGAAAACTACAAAAGCATTGATGCGCCAACACTGCAAACAGCATTTTTCGACATTGAAGTAGCATTTGATCTTGTGCGTGGCTTCTCCCCTGTGGAGGATCCATTTAACCCTGTCACTGCTATCTCGGTATATCTTGATTGGTTGGATCGACTGGTGACATTGGTAGTGCCACCACAGCACATGAGTTGGGAAACCGCGCAAGAAATTGTTGCGCAGTTTGAAGACACTGTGTTGTTTGAGCGTGAGGAAGACATGCTCAATGCGTTTTTGGATTTAATTGATGACGCTGACGTACTGAGTGGCTGGAACAGCGAAGGCTATGATATTCCTTACACTGTTAACCGCATCACACGTGTGCTTTCCAAAGATGACACCCGCAGAATGTGCTTGTGGGGACAGTTCCCCAAACAGCGTACATTTGAACGCTATGGCGCTGAAGCACAAACATATGACTTGATTGGTCGTGTGCATATGGACTATATGCAACTGTATCGCAAGTACACCTATGAAGAACGCCACAGCTACAGCTTGGATGCCATTGCCGAACACGAACTAGGCGAGCGCAAAACTCAGTTTGAAGGCACACTGGATCAACTATACAATCAGCACTTCAAAAAGTTTATTGAATACAACAGACAGGATACTGCACTGTTGAATAGACTAGACAAGAAACTGAGATTCCTGGATCTAGCCAACGAACTGGCACACGCCAACACTGTGTTGCTACAGACCACCATGGGTGCTGTGGCAGTGACTGAGCAGGCCATTATCAACGAAGCTCATGAACGTGGCATGGTTGTGCCCAATCGTAAACAACGCCTTACTGATGACGACACACAAGCCGCTGGCGCTTATGTTGCGTACCCCAAAAAAGGCATTCACGAATATGTGGGATCAGTAGACATTAACTCACTGTATCCATCAGCTATTCGTGCGCTGAACATGGGACCAGAAACTATTGTAGGACAGCTACGGCCCATCATGACAGATCGATACATTGCCGATCGTATCAAGTCAGGTATGAGCTTTGCCGCAGCCTGGGAAGGTTTGTTTGCCAGCCTGGAATACACTGCTGTGATGGAACAACAACGTGGCACAGAAATTACCATTGACTGGCAAGGTGGTGAAGAGAGTGTACACAGTGCCGCTGAAGTTTGGAATATTATCTTCAACAGCAATCAACCTTGGATCATGAGCGCCAATGGCACCATCTTTACATTTGAAAAGAAGGGTGTGATTCCGGGCTTGCTGGAACGTTGGTATGCTGAACGCAAGGAGATGCAGGCCAAAAAGAAAGACTCAAAGGACAAAAAGGAAGAAGCGTTCTGGGACAAGCGTCAGTTGGTCAAGAAGATTAACTTGAACAGTTTGTACGGTGCTATTCTTAACCCTGGTTGTAGATTCTTTGACCATCGTATTGGACAAAGTACAACACTGACTGGTAGAGCCATTGCCAAACACATGGACGCATATATCAATGAGTGCATTGCTGGAGAATACGATCACGTAGGCGAAGCTATCATTTATGGTGACACAGACTCGTGTTATTTCTCAGCATGGCCTGTGCTGAAAAAGGAAGTGGCAGAAGGTCGCATGGAGTGGAGCAAAGATATTGCCATCCAGCTGTATGACTCAATTGCTGATCAAGTCAACGCCAGCTTCCCGGAGTTTATGGAAAGTGCGTTCCACTGCCCAAGAGAAATGGGTGGCCTAATCAAAGCTGGTCGAGAACTTGTGGCAGACCGTGGATTGTTTATTACAAAGAAACGCTATGCTGTACAGATTGTTGACTTAGAAGGCAAGCGCCTGGACGTAGAGGGACGGCATGGCAAAATCAAAGCCATGGGCCTAGATCTCAAGAGAAGTGATACACCCAAAGTAATTCAAGACTTCTTGAGTGAGATCCTTGAACGACTGCTGGCCGGTAGTGATCGAGAAAGCATTGTTGAGCGCATTCGTGAGTTCAAGTATGAATTCAAAGAGCGTCCGGGCTGGGAAAAAGGTTCACCCAAACGTGTAAACAACTTGACCAAGTATGGCAAAGAAGAAGAAAGACTGGGCAAAGCCAACATGCCAGGGCATGTGCGAGCCGCACTGAACTGGAACAGTTTGCGTAGAATGAACAGCGACAACTATTCGATGCAGATTGTTGATGGCATGAAAGTGATTGTCTGCAAACTCAAAAGCAATGCTCTGGGATGGACATCAATTGCCTATCCCACAGACGAAGCACATTTGCCGGCTTGGTTCAAAGAGTTGCCATTTGATGATGCTGAAATGGAAGCCACTGTTATTGATGGCAAAGTAGATAACTTGTTGGGTGTGCTAGACTGGGATTTGGCTTCGGCTACAAACACAGAAAACACGTTCCAATCACTGTTTGACTTTACATGAAACTAAGCGAGTTAATTGATTATAAGAACTTGATCGATACATTTAGCCTTGACGATATTCATCGCGAGGCTAGACATCGTTTGGACGGAGTAATTCACAAAGTTGTCACACATCCTGTGCAGTTCCAAGGATATACACGTCAATTGATTGACAACGGACACGGCGTAGATCGTGCGTTTGAAGCAGTGCATGATTCAGTTCAGCAGATTCAAAATCAACTGATCAAATCCATACAAGAACTAGAGCCTGAACAATATCGCGCCAGCACTAGACTGTACCAAGACGAAATGTGTTACGAAACCAACGAATACATTTTGAACCGTCGCATGCATCTTGACAACGAAAGCTCAGACTTGTTGCAGGGCCGTATTGTGCGATACACTGACTGGCGTGTGCCAGGTGTGATATTCCGTCCCGGACTTGAGGATTTTATTGAGCAGTTGGTGCCACTGGATCCACTGTATGTTGTGGACCAAAATCTTGAATTACTGATGCCATCGGTCAACAAGTTTACACCAGAATATCAGCGTAGACTTAGACTGTATGCCATAGACGATCGCACCACAACACCAGTGTTGAAAGACTTGCCCAATGGGCAGTTTGGTTATGTGTTTGCATACAACTACTTTAACTTCAAACCCTTGGAGTTAATTCAACACTACCTTGATGAGTTTTGGGTCAAGCTACGGCCAGGTGGCGTAGTGTTTATGACCATCAATGACTGTGATTATGGGCACGGTGCTGCCTTGTCCGAAAACAGTTTTATGACTTATACACCTGGTTCTCGCATTGTCGAACATGCGGAAAATCTTGGGTTTGAAATTAATGATCGGTACCGTGGCCAAGGCAACGTTGCATGGATTGAAATTCAAAAGCCCGGGGAAATTTACAGCCTCCGCGGAGGCCAAACTTTGGCAAAAATAGTTCACGACTGACTTGAACTTTCTAAATAAACCTGTTACAATCAACACTAGGAGAACATTAAATGAGAGATTACCTATTAGACTTAGTAGAACACACATATGATCTGGGCTGTATTGACTTGATCAAAATCACTGGCGACGAAAAAGAAACTGCGATTTCTGGACTCAGTGAAGACCTCAGTGTTGTTGTGCAAGCAAAATTCAAAAACCCTGTGCCAGACTTTGTTGGTACATTTGGTATGCCCAATTTGAGCAAGCTCAAAATTTTGCTTAACTTGCAAGAGTATCGCGAAAATGCCAAACTTGGTATTACCAAGAAAGCCACTGGTGCACCTGATGGCATCAACTTTGAAAACGCCACTGGCGACTTCAAGAACAACTATCGCTTTATGGCTGCCGAAGTTGTTACAGAAAAACTCAAAACACCCAAGTTCAAAGGTGTAAACTGGCACATCACTTTTGAACCCACTGTGGCGTCGATCCAGCGCCTCAAGATGCAAGCACAAGCCAACGCAGAAGAACCCAACTTCCAGGCCAAGACCGAAGACGGGCATTTGAAGTTCTTCTTTGGTGATCACAGCACACATGCTGGTAACTTTGTGTTCCATCACGATGTTGGAGGTACATTGAAACGTGCGTGGGCTTGGCCAGCCGCACAGTTTATTTCAATCATGGGATTGACTGGCGACAAGAAAGTACAGATCAGTGATGACGGTGCCGCAATGATTACTGTGGACTCGGGCATTGCTGTATATGAATATATCCTACCAGCACAGAGCAAATAACGGATGGAATTCGGTCAACAACATGATTTGACTGCACGGCAAAAAGACTACGCAATCTTTTTGCCAGCTATCAGCAGTTTTTATTCGACGTACATAGGACGTCAACGTCACGAAAACTACGTTGACCAGTCACGTATGCCCAAAAACTTGCAGGACATGGAAATGATGAATTTCCTTAATCCGCAAAAGGGACTGTTCCCTTACAAGTGGGCACTGTACTCAGCTGGGCATGCTGACTTAGACCTTTCAAAGTTCAATCCCAAAGAGGACATGTTGCGTAACCGTGACCCTGGATCAACCTTGCTGTGCGACTCTGGAGGATTCCAGATTGCCAAAGGTGTATGGGAAGGTGACTGGAAAGCCAATTCAGGTTGCCCCAAAGCACAAAAGAAACGCGAAGCTGTGTTGAAGTGGCAAGATGGTATTGCTACTTATGGGCTTACACTGGATATTCCAACATGGACATCTAAGTGGCCAGGGTCTACAAAGAAAACTGGTATCCGCAACTACCAAGATGCCGTGGAAGCCACAATCTTCAACAACGATTACTTTATTGCCAATCGTCGTGGTGTAGACAACGGTGGTGCTAAATTCTTGAACGTGTTGCAAGGTGCCAATCACGTAGAAGCCGACTCATGGTACGAAATCATGAAGCACTACAGTGATCCCAAGAAATATCCTGGCCGCCACTTCAATGGCTGGGGCATGGGAGGTCAAAACATGTGTGACGTACACTTGGTACTCAAGCGCATTGTTACATTGATTCACGACGGATTGCTGGAAGAGGGTGTGCATGATTGGATGCACTTCTTGGGCACTTCAAAGCTGGAGTGGGCTGTGTTACTTACAGACATCCAACGTGCTGTGCGTCACTACCACAATCCCAACTTTACTATTAGCTTTGATTGTGCATCACCGTTCTTGGCCATTGCCAACGGACAGTTGTATTACAACAGCAGTTATGAGCCTGGCAGTAAATGGACTTATAGTATGGCGCCCACTGCTGACAACAAGAAATATGCTACGGATAATCGCGGATTCCGAGATGCTGTCACACAAGATGGTATCCATACAGTGTTTGAAGAGTCTCCCATTAGCCAACGACTCAAGATCAGCGATGTTTGTGTTTACAAACCCGGCGACCTAAATAAGATTGGCAAAGAAGGCAAGACTTCATGGGACAGTTTCAGCTATGCATTGCTCATGGGGCACAATTGTTGGAGTCACCTCAATGCTGTTCAAACTGCCAACGAGCTGTACGATCAAGGCCAAAAGCCCGGCATGTTAACTGGCAGAACCACAACTGATCATGATTTCCGCAACATTGTGGAAGACATTTTCAGCCAAAAGGATCGCCAAAAGAGCTTGGATAAAATTGAGTATTATGGTAAAATACTAGACTTGATTATTGGCACACGTGGGTTTACTGGCAAGAGACTTGTTAGTGCAAGGCCCATGTTTGATGCATTGTTTGAAGTTGAAGAAGTCGAAGCAACTGATCCAGATGAACTTGATCAAGACAAACTGGATGCACTAGAGGATTCGCTATGAAACGGGACGGGCACGACGGTACTGAATTTTTTGTAGGTACTGAAATTGAAAAAACGCCAATGTACAACATGCCCACACTGTTTGTTGTGGGCGTACATGATGTTAACACTATTCAATGGAAACTGGATACTGCCAACGACCGGCGTCGTGACAAAATCCAGCATATCTATTTTGGTGCCAACATGAGCTTTCCCAATCCCCCAGTAAATGACGCCGAAACATGGAAGCAATGGGAAGACATGATCCAACATTTCTTGGATCTTGGATACTGGTGTACGCTAGACATTGATAGTTCGGCTGTGGAGGGCTTAGCCGAAGGTGTATTGGTTGAGTACTCAAACTTTGTTCCAATGATTTCAGTCAAACTGCCGTACCTGAGGTTGCTGGGCTATAATGCCACACTCAAGTTGGACGACAAAGATTTTGACGCAACCAACGCTGGTGTGTGGTGTCACACAGTACACTCACTAACTGACCGAGATCATTTTACCAGCTGGCGCGAATACACCAAGGACGAAGTGCTGAAATGATAGAGCTTATGTACAATCCAAAACTACTGGATTGCATAAACGAGCAAGATCTTCAGCCGTTTTATGCTGTAGATCAGTTTGAGTATCTCAAGCCCATCGAACAACAGTTTTTGATCATCAAGCAAGAGTGGGATGGTAGAACTATTGACCGTTCGCTGTATCAGAATTTTGAAAATCTACAACATTGGTTGGTTAATAGTCCTCAACAATGGGAAATTGTAAACTTAAAAAAGATAGAATTCAACAGTGTGATTGAGAATTCTAAAATTGTTGACTATCAAGGAACAGTGGCTGAGGATGCTATGCCACGCACTCTTGACATACTAAAAAGTAATTTGGGCAATAGATTATTGGATGTCACTGTGTCATGCATTGCGCCTGGTACCAAAATTCATCCACACCGAGGAAGATTTTATAATTCTCTACGTGCCCATTTAGGGTTGCAAATTCCCGCAGGAGATTGTAAAATCAAAGTTAGCAATGAAACTAGATCATGGCATGAAGGAAAGTTGCTGATATTTGATGATCGCATGACCCACGAAGTATGGAATAACACTGACCAAACCAGAGTAGTTTTGATTTTTGATTTTATCCCAGATCCTATCCCAGGATTTTTTGTACCAGCAGAAAGTTATTATGAATCAGCAAGAGCGTGAAACAGTAGAATCTATCAAGCAACATGCCCAACGACAAATTTGGGTTACATTCCGCAAGGAAGGCATTCATTGCTATCCAGCGGCTGCCACTGACCCAATGTTGGCCACTGGCGATGAATATGACGTAAGTTTTTTAGGCACCCCGCATAGACATATTTTTCACTTTCGTGTGGGCATTGATGTATTCCACAATGATCGTGACATTGAGTTTATTCAATTCAAGCGTTGGCTTGAAAATCTGTACAGCAAAGATATCTTGAAACTTGACTATAAAAGTTGCGAGATGATTGCAGATGACCTATATACTAGCATTGCAGAGCGATATCCCAATCGTGCTGTAACCATTGAGGTAGCCGAGGATGGCGAGAACGGGTGCCTCATTAATTATAATCTTTCTCGTCCTAACCTTTCTGTTAAATTCTAAAGGAAAATCAAAAATGGGCAAGCGTGAATATCGTCCCAATCCCCGTGCAATCCAATGCTTGGAGGATCTAGGTAAATTCCTAGATTTTTGCGTGGAGTATGGCTATCGTTACAACGAGAGCGATCTCTACAATTTCAAGAGTTATGCTTGGCAACAGTATAACAAATACACATCAGGCAAAAATGCCAAGGACATGTGGTTTGAGGACGCACGTCGTCTAGGAAGACCCATCTAATGAGTGGCGCCGCAAGAGAAAAAGATCAAGCGGACTTTGACTTGGAACGCTTTGTTGACATGTTTGACGAAGCTATGACAAGCCGAGATCCACGTGTGGTAGATGCACTGCGCGGACTCATGATGATTGTGACTTTGACTCGACCCGAATCGCACAGTTCAGGACGGCATGATCGCAATTCGGGCCCTTTGCGTAGACTATATGAGGATATGAATCACATCAACAATCGAATGCATCGTGTTGAAGAGGAATTTCGTAGCCTACAGCATCGATATGTTCGCAACGAAACAGAAGAACTGCGATACAAGTATCCTTACGAAACATACACACAGAGTGCCAGGGCCCAAAGTATTGACCAAGATATGTTGGAAAAAATGAAGAACCTAGCTAGTGCCAAAATCAAAGGACTATACGACAAATGAGAAAACTATTCTACATGGGATTGGAAAGTTACGAAGCTCGTTACACATTACAATTAACAGAGTGGAATCGGCGTGTGTTTGAACGTCGCGGACTGGATGTTGTGTATGTGCCCGGCAACACCATTGACAACACACAGGCCATCTCAGTAGGACAAGTGCTAGACGCACATGGTCGCAGTTACTTTGCCATGAGCCAAATGATGAACTTGGTTCAGTTAATGAAGAACGGTGAAGTCACTGGCGAAGATGTTGTGTACTTTGAGGACATGTTTAGCCCGGGCTTTGAAAGCTTGGGCTATATCATTAATCAAATTCCCCGCGAACAAGTGCCACGCATTTATGTACGCTGTCTAGCACAGGCCATTGATCCTGATGACTTTGTGCATGTTTGGGGCATGAGTAAGTGGATGAGTTTGTACGAGCAAATGGTCAATGAGATTGTGACATTCTCAGGCGGTGCTGTGTTGGCCACAAACGAAGAAATGGTTGCACACATGCGCATTGCCAACTGGACTGCACCAATTTACAACATCAGTGGGCTGGCATTTGGCAAGGACGAAGTACTGGAACGCATTGGTGGTGCGCAAAATATTGTTCCGTTTAATCAGCGTCCACGACGTGTGGTGTTTGCCGCACGTTTTGATCAAGAGAAGCAACCTGGCTTCTTCATGGACCTTATTGAAATGTACAGTGAGCTTACCACAGAACCTTGTGAGTTTGCAATCCTACAAGGTGGTCCACTACGTAGCAATAATCCTGAGTATGTGGAACGTGCTCGTCGCATGGCTGCCGAGGGTAAACTAAAGATTTACGAAAACTTAAAGAAGGACGAGTACTATGCCCTCGTTAATAATAGTCGTGTGCTATTTAATTGTGCGTTACAAGACTGGGTCTCCAACACAGTCAGTGAAGCCGATACTTTGGGGTGCAACGTTGTATATCCTGCTTACCGTAGTTTCCCTGAAACTTTTGCCAATGACCCCAACAGACTCTACGTCCCATGGAGCATTGACGATGCCTATCACAAACTGCAAAACAACTTGCGAGAGCCACATCACAACATAGGATTGATCTCAAACTGGAACAATGGTACAGTGGATCGTATTATTGACATTCTCGAAGGCCGTGGTGAACAATGGAATCGTGCAGGTAACCGCTACAGAGATCATGTGGCACATGAAAAATATCAAGTGGTGAAAATAGAAGAATGAACGTAATCGTAACTGGAGCCTCAGGCTATATTGGTGGCCATGTAGCATTGAAACTGCGAGATGCTGGCCACTCAGTAATTGGTATTGATCGCAGACCTTGCCCTAACAATCTCGCTGAAACATACAGCAAGTTTATCACTGCTGATTTTGTCAGCAAGGATGCATTGTCGGAGATTGTGCGAGCCCAGCCTGGGGCTATTATTCATTGTGCCGGTACCAGTTTGGTTGGGCCCAGCATTGCCAACCCTGCTGAATATTATGACAACAATGTAGCCAAGACCTTGGTGCTGTTGAACCTTGTTCGGCAAGCTATTCCACGTTGCAGGGTTATTTTTTCAAGCTCTGCGTCGGTGTATGGTACTCCAGTTATGACTCCGTGCCACGAAGTTGATCCACGTGAGCCTATTAGCCCTTATGGCGAAAGCAAGCTCATGATTGAAATGGCCATGGCCAGTTATCGCACTGCATACGGCTTGGATTATGTTGCATTTAGATACTTCAATGCCTGCGGTGCTGACTCAACCACTAGACACGGGCAAGAACACGGTGCCACACATATCATTGCCCGTGTGCTAGAAAGTCTAAGAGATGATGCAGAGTTTACGCTCAATGGCAAAAACTACCCCACTGATGACGGTACTTGTGTTCGAGACTATGTACATGTAGAAGACATTGCTCGAGCACACGTCATGGCATTGGACCCAACTGTGGACGCTGGCATTTACAATCTTGGTACCAGCCAAGGCACCAGCAATCAGGAAATTATCAATGCCGCTGAACGCATTACTGGACGTAAATTAAAGATCCAAGTAGGCACACCTAGAACTGGTGATCCAGCAGTGCTCACAGCCAGTGCTGAAAAATTTAGTCGTGTTTGCCCCAGCTGGAAAATGTATTCTTTGGACGACATGATCACTCATGCTTGGGCTTGGTACAATCGCAAATGAGCTTTCAAACACTGTTTGACTTTGAATCTGCACTGGCCAAGTACACTGGTGCCCCGTTTGTCGTAGTCACTGACGGTTGTACACATGCCATTGAATTGTGTATGCGATACGAACGTGTGACCAGTTGTGATCTCACTGCATACACATACCTAAGTGTGCCACAAATGCTAAAACAGTTGGGTGTGTATTATACCATGCGCACTGAGTACTGGACTGGCGAGTATCGATTTCATGGCACACGCATTTGGGATTCAGCACGTAGGCTAGAGCACAACATGTACCGATCTGGGCAAATGCAGTGTTTGAGTTTTGGTCACAGCAAGCCATTGCAATTGGGCAAAGGCGGGGCCATACTGTTGGACGATGAGCAAGCTTATCAAGAGCTCAGTTGCATGCGCAGTGATGGCAGAGATTTAAGAATACACCCGTGGGAACTACAAGAAAATTTTGGAGAAGGCTACCACTATTGCCCCACACTGGAAACTTGTCAGCAAGGTATTGAGTTGCTGAAACAAACTACGCCGCAAAGTCAAAAAGCAAACTATCCAGATTGCCGAAAGATTATTATCAATCATTGACAATGCGATCTAAATATTTTATAATACTATAATGTCATCCACGACACTAACTCGGAGAAACTAAATTGACACAAGAATTTAAACCAGACCCAATCATTCAAGCCAATCCCCGGCCCGAATTTAAACCAGATGAATATGTTCCGCTTGACAAGGAAGTGTACGTAAAGGCCGCAGACATGATGAGTGACAAAGGATACCAAGAAGGAAAATACCTAGGTGACTTCCTTCGATTTAAGATGAAGCGTGAGGGCAAGCGTTTCTGGGCAGGCGACAACATCAGCGACTATGTTTCGGAAGAAGACAAAGCACGACTAATTGACGAAGCAACAGAAGCATTTGAAACTGTGTTGGATCGTTTGCTAATTGATCGTGAAAACGATCCCAACAGTCACGGCACGGCACGACGTCTGGCCAAGATGTACTTTAATGAAATAATGGCAGGAAGATATGAACCAGCACCAGACGCAACAGCTTTCCCAAACGACTCGCAGGACCGCTATGAAGGTATGCTCGTGGTTCGCAGTGAACTTCGTAGTATGTGTAGCCATCATCATCAACCCGTTACTGGGGTTGCTTATATTGGCATTATCGCGGCAGAAAAACTAATTGGCCTTTCTAAGTACACACGCATCGCACAGTGGTGTGCTAGACGTGGTACTCTCCAGGAGGAGCTTTGCAATGACATTGCTCGGGAGATCATGAAGGCCACAGGCAGCAAAGACGTAGGTGTGTATATTCAAGCAGTTCACGGATGCTGTGAGAATCGCGGTATCATGGCACACTCAAGCTTGACACAGACCACAGTGCTCAAAGGTGTGTTTGGTTCAGATCCAGCAGTTAAGAAAGAGTTCATGGACAATATCAAACTGCAACAAGAATTTGCACCTCGATGACCTTTTGTTTGACCCCTATGACCAAAGACGAAATCGGTGCCTTGGTTGGCGCTAATTTCGTCACTACATTTCAAAGCGAAATGGATTTGGTGCTGGGCCCATTGCGAAAGTACATTGCACTGGGCAGGCCGCTGAGTCTAGGAAAAGAGCTGTGGGAATATGCTGTCAGCGACAGTATTCCCGGTGCTGTATGGAACGGTGCAGGACACAGCTTGATTGATGTTTGCATTGGACCAGACATTGGCATTGATGTTAAAAGTGTAAGCAAGCTGGCTGACTCAAAACGAACCACAGAAGCCAGTATGTTTCAAAATTTTAATCAAGACGCCAAGACTTATTTTTCGCAGAAAAATACACAAGGGGTCTGGGACATTCATGTCAAAGGATGGCTTGACAAAATTTCTACCATACCAAACTATTACATGTTGGGTATCATTCGAGACAAGGATACCCTGGACTGTTGTTTGTGCGGATTCAAAGTTGTCAACACTGGTGTTGTTCTTAGCGAATGTGAGCATAGATTTACTGGTGCCACAATTAAATTTCAAGGGTTAGTTGATAGTCAGTTTGCAGACCTGCACTACTACAACAGTAAAAGTAGATTGGAAATCAAGCTAAACAGAAAATGCTGGACTGACCCCAATTATCATTTACAAATTTACAAGTTCTAATTCAACAGTTGGCGAGGAGACAAAAATGACTTTGGAAGAAGCACAAGAATCAGGCGTTGCACCTTGGACCAATGTTGTGCGTGACGACTTTCACGTTGTAGTATATCGCGACGCTTACCCTGTAACCGACGGGCACTTGCTGTTTGTGCCCAAATATGTTGCCAACGGTGTAATCGAGGACTGCTTTGCGGATGCGCTAAAGTGGGGCCAAGAAGAAGTGGCTAGTGGCCACTGGGATGGATTCAATATTGGTATCAACTGGGGTGAAGCAGCCGGACAAACAGTGATGTATCCGCATGTACATCTTATTCCACGTAGAAAAGGTGACATGGAAGACCCACGTGGTGGGGTTCGTCATGTTATTCCCAAGCGTGGCAACTACAAAGTTAAATAATACTCTTAGCGGTCTTCTGGCATTCATCCCGCTTTACAAATTCTGCAGGCCTATGCTATAATCTAACATAGGAGAAGTAAAATGGCAAAGTATATTTCAACAAAAACATACGGTAACGAACAAGGTCTTTCATGCTGTTTCCGTCAATGGCGTAGCACCCACAGTCATTGCTCACTGCTACATGGCTATTCAATTGGTGTTCATGTTGAGTTTGAAAGCGAGACATTAGATGATCGCAATTGGGTCATGGACTTTGGCGGCCTCAAAGCGTTCAAAGCATGGCTAGAATATATGTTTGATCATACCTTGGTCATTGCCGAGGATGATCCTTTCTTGCCAATGTTTAAGGAAATGGCTTCACACGGACTCCAAGACAAAGGCGGCGTCTGTGATCTACGTATTGTAGAAGCAGTTGGGTGCGAGAAGTTCAGCGAAGCGGCTTTTAAACAACTTGATGTAATCATTAAAACATTCCAACGTGGGGAAAGCTATACTGTCAATGGAAAAACTTTTGAATGCCGTTATCCAGTGGGACACGGTGTCAAGGTTAGATCAGTAGAAGTTTTTGAACACGGAGCAAACTCAGCTATCTATCAAGAATAATATGGCACACAAATATCGCTTATCAATCCTATTGCCTACACGTGGCAGAACCGAAGCACTCCAGCGCAGTTTACAAAGCTTGATTGATTTGGCCGACGACTACACACGCATTCAAATCATGATTGCGTTGGATCGCGATGACACTGTGGGGCAAGAATACTTTAAAACAGTAATCAAACCATACTTGGACTCAGTGAAAGCAACATATAGTGCCATGCTGTTTGACCCACTGGGCTATATTCGCTTACATATCTACAACAACAAGCTGGCTGAAAAAACTGACAGTGACTGGTTTGTGATCTGGAATGACGATGCTATTATGCAGACTCAAGGCTGGGACACTGAAATCATCAAACGCACTGGTGAGTTCAAGCTATTGGCATTCCATACTCACAACGACCACCCCTACAGTATTTTCCCTATTATCCCACGCAAGTGGTATGACTTGCTGGGCTATTTGTGTCCGCATCCTACACAGGATGGGTGGCTGAGTCAGCAAGCATACATCTTGGATATCTGGGAACGGATCCCTGTGTGGGTCGAACACGATCGGTTTGACTTAACTGGCAACAACGGGGACGAAACATTCAAGCAACGTGCCATGTTAGAAGGCCGGCCTGATGATCCCAATGACTTCCACAGTGTGCAAATGATTGCTCTACGTCACGGTGATGCTGCCAAGATTGCTACATATCTCAAGCACGTAGAAGGCCGGGACATGACCTTCTTTGAAAACGTATTTGCACACAAGCAAGATCCTTGGGAAAAGCTAGCAAAAAATGACGTAAACAATCAAATGGTGCAGTTTGAAAATCCGCATACACACTTTAACAAGAACAGTACTGCAACCTAACGTAAATATCAGATGACTTATAAAATTGCTTTTGTTCAGCCCAATTTTCAGCAAGGACCTAGAGAGTTCAATGCCTATTACTTGCCTTATTCAGCGGGTGTGGTATGGAGCTACAGCCTTGCTGACCCTAAAATTCGCGAGCGGTTTGAAGCCACTCACTGGATTTGGCGACGAGACGTATTGGAGCCTTTGGCCCAAGAACTGGCTCAATTGGACATTGTGACATTTAGCACTTACGTGTGGAATCATCGATACAACTATGCTCTGGCTCAACGTATCAAAGAAATCAACCCCCAAGTATTGACTGTGTTTGGCGGGCCTGAACCTGCTATTACTGATCCTGATCTGTTTCGCAAAGAACCTTTCATGGATCTAGTGATCTGCTACGAGGGCGAAATCACATTCAAACGAGTGTTAGAGCATTATGAAACTCGAGACTGGGAAACCATTCCTGGCCTGCTGATCAACCGAGATGGCGAAGCAGTAAAGACTCCCGACGCTGAACGTATTGAAAGCTTGGATCAAGTTCCTAGTCCCTACTTGTCAGGTATATTTGATAAGTTAATAGAAGAGAATCCCGACATCACTTGGCAAGGCACACTGGAAACCAATCGTGGTTGCCCGTTTGCTTGTACATTCTGTGACTGGGGCAGTCTAACCTATAACAAAGTTAAAAAGTTTGAACTTACCCGTGTGTTCCATGAGTTGGAATGGATGGCCAAACGTAACTTTGACTGGATTTCAATCACTGATGCAAACTTTGGCATGTTCCCCGAACGTGACGGCATGATTGCAGACAAGATCATTGAGATGCAAGAAAAGTATGGTTCGCCTAGAACGTTCAGTGTGGCCTGGGCCAAGAACCAAAAGAAAGAAGTTATTGACATTGTCAAGAAACTGTTGGACGCACGTGGGTTCAACCAAGGCTTAACACTCAGTGTACAGAGCTTGGATTTAGATGTGCTGGAAAACATTCGTCGCAAGAATATGGAAATGAACAAACTCAACGAAGTGTTTGAGCTTTGTGATCAACGCAACATTCCGGCCTACACTGAATTAATTCTTGGTTTGCCAGGCGAAACACTGGAAACATGGAAAAAGAACTTCTATGCACTGTATGATCTAAATCAGCACACTGGTATCACTGTGTTCCAAGCACAATTGCTGGAAAATGCCGAAATGAATTTGCTACAGAAAAAGCTGTTCAAGATCACCAGTCAACCTGTAACAGACTACTTTGCAGGCAGCTACAGTGTTGAACACATTGAAGAAAGTATTGATGTCATCACTGGCACCAAGGATATGCCTACACCCGTGATGCTGGACGCACAAATCTTCTCTTGGTTCCAAACTACATTCCATATCAATGGTTTCGCTACACTGGTAGCCAGATTTATAAACAAACATCTTGGCGTTAGTTATGCAGACTACTATCAGGAATTGTTTGATTACGCTATGACTCATCCATGGTTAAAAAAAGAAGCCGACGAAGCTAGACAATATTTTTCAAACTGGATGCTAACTGGCAAAATCAATCACCCCAAGATTGGTGTAGAAATACACGGCTGGAATATTATTCACCGCACTAGCATGAACATGCATGCAGAAAATCGTGTAGACGAGCTGTATGACTTTTTGGAATCGTTCTTGTTGCGTTACAACTTGTCAGAGGACTTGTTGCAAAGCTTGATGCAACTGCAAAGAAACTACTACATTAGATACGATCAAAGAAATCAATATCCAATGAATCTAGTAATAGATTATAACATTTGGGATTTCCTAAGTTTTAATCAACCCCTACAAAAAACCCCTACAACTTACCAACTTGATTTTCCCGAGGATAAAACCATGAGTCTTAACCGATTCCTTGAACTGTTTTATTTTGCACGCCGCAGAAACTTTGGCAAGGCCACTGTAGATCGTGTCGGCCAACAAGACACAAAAACAGCACGTCGAGGGCAAGGTGCTGCCAAAGCACAAGGATCATTCTCAGTCAAGAAAAAACAATTGGCGGCCTAACAATGAAACATATAAAACTATCATGGCATGATGTAGAAAAACAAGTTCAAGAAATACTTCGACAACTACAACAAGATCAGTGGAAGCCTGATTATGTAGTAGGGCTTACACGGGGCGGCCTAGTCCCTGCAAACTTAATCAGCCAGTATCTTGGTATTCGCATGGAAACACTCAAGGTCAGTTTGAGAGACGGCAATGAATGCGAAAGCAATTTATGGATGGCCGAAGATGCATTTGGTTACGACAGCAACCCAGAAACCAGTGTCAAATCCAATGCAGACCTCAAAAAGAAAATTCTCATTGTAGACGACATCAATGATTCTGGGGCTACATTAAATTGGATCCGACAAGATTGGCCCAGCGGCTGTTTGCCCAATGCCGTGGATTGGAACTATGTGTTCGGAAATAATGTGCGTGTGGCTGTGTTAGTAGATAACGAAGCCAGCGCCGCTACAGTGCCCGTCAGCTACAGTGCCTTGGATATCAACAAAGCCAATGACCCTTGCTGGATCGTTTTTCCCTGGGAAGAATGGTGGAAGTAATCATTGCAAAAACTCAAATTTCTTGCTAAAATTATCATTATAACAGTCAGCGGTCTAAGTACTAAACAAGGTCAACAACATGGATTTTAAAGTCAGCGAAATATTTTATTCAGCACAAGGCGAAGGACGCTATGTAGGCGTGCCCAGTGTGTTTTTGCGCATGTTTGGATGCAACTTCCAATGCGCAGGGTTTGGGTGTAAGCCTGGTGAAAAAACCACAGAACCAGATGAGATTGCCAAAAGCGTTCATCTCTACAAAACATTTGAAGAGCTTCCACTTGTGGACACTGGTTGCGACAGCTATGCATCGTGGCATCCAGCGTTCAAACATCTAAGCCCAACATATACTGCACCACAACTGGCTGACAAGATTCAAAGCTTGTTGCCTAATGGTCAGTGGATGCAAAGCTCAAACGGTAACCCGGCACACCTTGTGATCACAGGTGGCGAGCCATTGCTGGCGTGGCAAAAGATCTATCCAGAACTACTGGACATCTTGCACGAACGTGGCTTGCGACATATTACTTTTGAAACCAACGGCACTCAACCTTTGCACAGAGAGTTTCAACAGTATTTGCAAGACTGGTTTGGTGAGATTACATTCAGTGTAAGCCCCAAACTAAGTGTGTCTGGTGAAACTTGGGAAGACGCCATCAAGCCTGATGTTGTATGGAATTACGAATTGTACGGCGTAACGTATTTGAAGTTTGTAGTTGAACGACTAGAAGATTTTGAGGAGCTTGATCGTGCAGTGGCAGCATATCGCGAGCGTGGTTTTGCTGGCCCAGTATTTGTGATGCCAGTGGGCGGTGTAGTGTCAGTGTACGACGGCAATAGAATCCATGTAGCAGACGAAGCATTGAAACGTGGATACTGGTATAGCCCTAGATTGCACGTTGATCTTTGGGGAAATGGATGGGGGAAATAAATTGGCAGAAACACATAAAAGAACTATAGCAAGGATGATCAGCTACCGTATTACGGCCTGGCTGTTTACAATTTTGTGGACGTATTTGTTCACTGGAGACATTGGCAGTGCCACAGGGTTCGCTACTGCACTGCACATTTTGCTCAGTGTTGATTATTACATTCACGAGCGTATATGGCTAAAAATCAAATGGGGTAGAACCAATGTTTGAGTTTATTAAAAAGTTTGGCAAGAAGCCTGAGGTCAAACCTGAGGTCAAGCCAGAGCCAAAGCCTAAAAAGGTCGAAAAAACTGAGAAAGAACGTGCCACCGAAGCAGGCGAACCTTATGTAGCAGTGCTGGGCATGGACATTGACTACAACAACCTCACATACGGTAGTTTTGAATTAGATTGGAATGACAAGTTTGTAAGCAATCTTATTCGTGCCGGGTACCAAGGCAAAACAGACGCTGACATTGTTGATCAGTGGTTCCAGAATGTGTGTCGCAATGTTGTAATGGAAACATGGGAACAAGAACAGGCTATTAAAAATTCTGGCATTTATGTACAAAGCCGAGATATCGGCGGCGGCCGTAGCGAAATATCCTAAATGAAAACGGTTTACCTCACAGACGAAAAAATCAGCTACGAGCAAGCAACAAAGTTTTTTGAAGAAGCTGCCACTTGGGCCAAACAAACTTGCTCTAGTTTTGTAACACATCATGTACAAGATGTAAGTGATGTGTCATATGTGTATGATCACATTGCCGAGTATCGTTTCAACGACGCTCGTGATGCAATGTTTTTTGAATTGAAGTGGAAATGATTTTTAATCACATCAAAGAACTCAAAGCCCAAGGCAAAAAAATTGGCATTACCTTCAGCACATTTGATATGTTGCATGCTGGCCACATTGCCATGCTGGCCGAGGCAAAGAATCACTGTGACTACTTAATTTGTGGCTTGCAAACAGATCCCACAATTGACCGACCTGAAACCAAAAACAAACCAGTACAAAGCATTGTGGAACGTCAAATTCAACTCAGTGCCTGTCGCTATGTTGACGAAGTTGTGGTGTATAGCACTGAACAGGATCTAGTGGACTTGTTGTTGATACTGCCAGTTGATGTGCGTATATTGGGCGTGGAATATCAAGACAAGGATTTTAGCGGCCGGGAAGAATGTTATATGCGCAATATTGAATGCATCTTTAACAGTCGTGATCACAGCTTCTCTAGTTCAAGCCTTCGCAAGCGTGTTGCCCATGCTGAAACTGAAAGACTGCTACGTGATGAACCCGATCACGAACGTACTACGGCTTTTCCACAAGGCGGATATATTCAAACAAGATGATACTGTATGTAAATGGTGACAGCCATGCCGCGGCCGCAGAAGCAGTTAAACACTATGGGTGGGCCTGCGATGACGGTAACTTGCAAGGTGTTGGTAAAGAGCCGCATCCCGCAAATGATGCAGTAAGCTTTGGGCGACAACTTGCCACACAGTTAGGCTGGGAGTATGTAAATCAAAGCCAAGCTGGTGGTAGTAATCCCCGTATTATACGTACCACACATGAGTGGTTAGCTACACAATCTAATTTTGACAATGTGTTTTTACTGATACAGTGGAGCACTTGGGAAAGACAAGAGTGGTTGCACGATGGTGAATACTACCAAGTAAATGCTTCAGGAACAGATCAAATACCTCAGGACCTGCAGGATAGATATAAGCAATACATTGTTGATATTGATTGGTCAACATGCACACAGCAAGCACACCAAATTATTTGGGAATTTCACTGCTGGCTCAATAGTAAAAATATCAAACACTTGTTTTTCAACGGCAACAGTCATTTTGGCGGCACACATTTGGAAAACAACCTAACTTTGCCCATATTCAAAACACACCAAAATTGGGGCAGAAGCTATATTGCACCCTATGACCCAGATCAAACGTACAATAGCACGTTGATCAAGCACGGGTTTGAAACGGTAAACCCAAAAAGTTGGCATTTTGGAGCCAATGCCCATTGCTTTTGGGCCAAATATCTGTTACAATACATGTTCAATAACCAACTTGTGACTCAAGATGAAATACTTGCTAATTGACAGTTCCAACATGTTTTTCCGTGCTCGACACCAGGCGCATCGAGCCAGTGATACATGGACCAAGTTGGGCTTTGCTATTCACTTAACTATCATGAGCGCCAACAAAGTAGCACGGCGATTTGGTGCTGACCATGTGGTTTTTGCACTGGAAGGACGTAGCTGGCGCAAGGACGTTTACAAACCCTACAAAGCCAACCGCACAGAAGCACGCCAAGCTCTTAGCGAAACAGAAGCAGAAGAGGACAAGCTGTTCTGGGAAACGTATGACGAGCTGACTAAATACTTGGCTACGAAAACTAACTGTAGCGTGATTCGATGCGCCACTGCCGAAGCAGATGATATCATTGCACGTTGGATTGCTTTACACCCACAAGATGAACACATTATTGTAAGCTCGGACTCAGACTTTGTGCAATTGGTTGCACCCAATGTCCAGCTCTACAACGGTATCAATGATCACTTGTTTTCAGTTGACGGTGTAACTGACGCCAAAGGTAACCAATTGAATTTTGCTGTGGGCAGTAACTCAAAGATCAAAGTAGGCAAACCCGATGCTGACTTTGTTGTGCCCACTGACTATCAAAAGTGGGTGCTGTTTTTGAAGTGTATGCGCGGCGACCCCGGTGACAATGTGTTCAGTGCATATCCAGGTGTGCGTATCAAAGGTACAAAGAATCAAGTGGGACTGACAGAAGCATTTGACGACCGAGACAAAAAAGGCTACAATTGGAACAATCTAATGTTGCAACGTTGGAGTGATCCTGACGGTGTTGAGCACAAGGTGTTAGAAGATTATGAGAGAAATCGAATGTTAATTGATCTCACAGCACAACCCGAAGATGTCAAGCGCACGGTAGACGCAGCCATACTTGAACAAATCAGCCATCGCGATGTTGGCATGGTGGGTGCGCACTTTTTAAAGTTCTGTGGCAAATATGAGTTGGTAAAACTCAGTGAGCATGCAGACACTGTGGGTCGTTGGATGAACGAAACATACAAGGGGGTATTGAATGACCATAGTAGCTAAACCAGTAATTGACAAACAGTATTGGATCCTAAAAAAGGATGACCAAAAAGTTGGAGAGTTAGAAGCCGACGGCAGTGGCTATACCATGCGAATTGCAAATCAGATACAACGATTTAAAACCATCCCCATGGTTCGCAAGACTGTGGACATTGCGTTTGCACCAGCAGAAAAAGCCACTCCCAGCAAGCCAAGACAGGTATATGGGTATGACACAGGGTATCGTGCCTACAATCCTATGTGGGACTTGAAACACAAGCTACCGTTGTTTACCAAGGAAAAGAAATCTAAGTCTTGGTATGCGGCTGGATGGTATGCAGTAAAGCAACATCGTTCTTGGAAATTTATACAGAGCCCCAAACTTATTCTATTAGAGCGTTATCAGTATCGTGGCCCATTCCATGATCAGGATTCTGCACAAAACAGTGTCAATGATTGAAAAATTGGTTACATTTGGTGATAGTTGGCCAGCCGGTGCAGAGCTAGCTGACCAAGACTTGCACACAAGATTTCCAGACGTTGTTGCAAAAAACCTAAAGCTAGAATCAGTTAACTTGTCACAGTGTGGTACCAGTATAGATCATGCTGTGTTGGAATTTTTAAAAAACATAGACTCAATTGCAGATGATCACAGTGCTGTGCTATTTTGTTTGACTGCAATAGAGCGTGGTATGTATTTTGATCCGCAACCTCAAGAGTTACACCCCCAACATCGAGATTTGCCATCACTGAGCTACTACAGCCATATATATTCGCAAGAGCTAGCCAATCACAACAGACTAAAAAATGTTTTGTTAGTGCAAGAGTTATGTGAAAAATTCAAAGTGCCCTTGATGTTTGTATGCAATTGGAACTCACCACCAATTCATTCATTATTGAGGTCACATAGATTTTATCACAAGAGCTTGGTTGAGATACTGGGCATCAAAAATTTTGAAGATGATAACAACTTTTTTGTCACTAGAGAACAGTGCAAATATATCAAGCCCAATCAAGGGCACCCAAACGTTCAAGGGCATGATTTGATTGCCCAAGAATTAACCAACTGGATAAAGGAAAAAATATGAATCCGTTTCGCGATCAAGAAAAATTTATGCGAGCCTGTGATCAAACAGTGGGCGAATTTAACGAAAAACAATTCAAACTCTACGTTGATTTGATTCGTGAAGAAGTCAAAGAGCTCGAGGACTCTACCACAGCAGTTGATGACCTTGATGCACTAATTGACATTCTTGTTGTTACGATTGGTGCTATTCACAGCATGGGCGCCGACGGCGAAGGTGCTTGGAAAGAAGTAATGGCCACTAATTTCAACAAAATTGACAAAAAAACCGGCAAGGTACGCAAACGTGAAGATGGCAAGGTGCTCAAGCCACAGGGCTGGACACCACCAGATCTCAAACCTTTTGTCAAAGCATAATGAAAACACGAGACGAAATAATCACCGCAATGTGCTATACTTGGCGGCATGACTACGGTCTTGATCGCCAAGAGCATGATGGACCAGGAGGCTTGATCACCGCAGGCCTTACTGACCAACAACGCAAAGTATTGTGGCAACAGATGGCACAGTTGTTTGACAACGACATTGCACCGTACATGGAATTCAAACAATGAGCTTACACATACACAGATTTGTTGATTTAATCAAAGCCACGGAGGCACGTGGTCAAAAAGACGTATTCATGAGTGTGCGCGATGCCAAGGACTTGCATGCAGACATTACCAAGCTACTGCTGACCTTGGAACAGATGCGCACTCAGCAAAGTGGTGGCGGGGAAGTCATACAAGTAGAACTCACTGGCGGATCATTCAAAAACCCCTAGTTTATTAGTATAAATAAAACTAGGAGATAATGATGAGTAGACCTAAACCAACGGTATTAGTTGAACACACAAACAAGCACACTTACAAAACCGAACAAGTATTGGCGTCCGAAGGTGTTTGGGCAGTGTTCTACGATGGTCAGCCCATCAACCTCAAAACCAGTAACATGCTTACTCAGTACCCAGGGCCCAAGTACAAGAAAGTCAGTTTCTCAAATCCTGGGCATGCCATCAACTTGGCCAAGAAACTAAACGTACAGTTCAAAACTGACAAGTTTGCTGTGGTGTTGCTGAAATCGGGGGATACAGTGTACCCCAATGCTCAATAAAACTGTAGTCACTCAACAACTAATAACCAAGCTTGGTTCCAGCATTTGTCTCAGCGTTGAACAAGCGTTGAAGGAATGGTGGGTCAATATTCGTGACAGTGGCGGCATGCGATTGTCTGAAGCCGGATACATTGTTTTCAATACTTTGGAAATACAACGCTGGGAATATGACTTACAAGAACACAAACCACTGACGCCTAGGCTGTATCTAGCCTTGGATCAAAAATTAACTTGCCCGTACTACATTCACGATCGTAAAAGTGCTAGATTGATTTTGTTTGGTAGTCAAGAAGCCATGATGCTGAGTCTATACGGAGACTTGGATCAATACATCAAGATGCTGTTACGGCAGTAAGCGTTGAGCCAATAGTTTGGCCTGTGTGATAAATTGTGTTTCGTACCAGGTGGGCAACTGATTCAACACATATTGTTGCTGACTGACCAATCTACTCCATAGCTTCGAAGTGTCAACTGCCCCGGTTATCAACGCACGATTTGATTTCAGTGCTTGTTCCAGTCTAGTTTCGTTGGGCAAAGAATCATACGTAGTATCCACTACATCATCAAACGTATCCAACCCCATGCCACGCATGTGATCCACAATACCAGCATACCCTATTACAATGGGAATTTGGCATGCCAACAAGGCCAGTATGGTTTTTTCAGAAATAATACCAGGATAAGTGTTGTACTCAGTTTCGGTTACAATGTTCACAGCACGTTGAGCGTACAAGTGAGCCAGACGTATGAAATTTTCATCATTGTCTGTGCCGCGATATGTGGCATAGTTCCACTGTGGTAGTGGTATCTCTGTGCCATAACTCAGCAACCCGTTGGGCCAACGCTGTAGCACATCAACTGCACGTCTGCGATGATGGCATAATCTGCCATTAAGACACAACCAACCATGCCGTTGCGGATTGTCTATAACATGCTCCCACAGGTCTCGCTGTTGTTGGAGTCTGTGTATCAATGCATAATTGTGATTGCAAAATTCTATTAGATTCACAGGACCATGATATTGCGAGTCTAGGTCACGATTCCAGTGTGTTACTAGTATTTGATTGGCATGCTTGCCGTAATGCTGTGTTATGCGTTCAAGCTCTAGTACTTTGCCGTTTTGAACAGTAGCAAAGTCTTGAAAATGCATGACCAACAGTGTGTTGGGCTTGAAATCTACTTGGGGGAGTTTGACTGGCCAGCCCACTACAGGATCATACGGTATATCAAATGTGTTGGGCACCAACACAACATCAAACCCCAACCCAGTCAGTGTTTTGCGAAATAAGTCTGTGTAATCTACGTAACGTTCCATGATATTGCTTGTCGAACCCAAGGTATAGAAAATTTAAAATCCACAGGCTGCTGATCCAAATAGTGTTGCAACATCTGTATCTTTGTTTCCATGCTGTGCAAATGATGAGCAGTTGTAGCATCGCCTACTTCCAACCAAGACACTGCATAATCTGCATCATCTTGGGCTGGTGTGTAATACACCTGTGCTGATCCAATCTGCATGCCTGCGGCTGTTACTAACTCTGCAACCGAATTGATCTGTTGCCAATCACTGTAGCGTTCGCGATGTTGTACCAGTGTTGTAGCAATAACTGACACCATGGGAGGATTTAAACACAAACTCAAGGCCATGAGTCTAGTGTCACCACAATCAACCATGAGTTGGCTACCTTCAAAGTGAACCAGTATGGGCTTTCTAATAGGCTCGTGTATTAAGTTTTGATATATGACATTGACGTTTACCAGTCTGGCTGCTTCATCTTGTATTCCATATTCCCACAACGATAAGTCACGCCCGTGTTGTTGCATGTAGCTGTTGACTATATCCACAGACTGTTGCAAAGTCTGCTGTGGGGTCAGCGCAGACGTTGGCAACGCTGGGTGATACAACATCACAAACCTATGCCCCAACATTAGTTCAACCATGTCCATCAGCGTATTAACTCCACTGTGGTCGCCCACCACTGTGCAAAGTCCACAGGCCACTGCTGACGCATCTGTTGTAGACGTTGCTGGTTAATTCTAGCGGCTTGTTCAGCTCGCATCCAAGGGCGGTTGGCTTGCATTTGCTCCACAGTTTCTGTGGCCTCAAACAAGAAGTCCACCATTTTATCACCATAGGCTGCTGTGCGGTTTTCAATCATACCATCGTAACGATGCTGTACTACATCACTCATGACATCAAAGCCTAGGCTGTGTAAGTATGCCACAGTGTGTTTGCCTGAGTACACTGCCCAAGGCACAGGTAAGCACAATGCACGGAATATTTTTTCACTCAATGCTATTGTAGAATCTGAACTGTAAGTTTCCATCACAATGTTCATCCAGGCGCTGACATGTGCTTGTTCTTGCGACAGTGGGTGGTTCCGATAAGGCATGCATTCACGCACACGTTGATAGGTGTCGCGGTAAACGTCTTGGTACTGTGCCTCTAGCTGTTCAAACTGTTGATCAAAGTTAGCCTGTAGGCCTTGTGTGGCGCTGTTGTCGCCGTTCCACGACCAGCAGTTGAAATTCACATAATCCATGCGGTCAGCATTGGGTTGATACTCACTGCGTAGTTGCATTTCTAAAAACATCAACATGCGTTTGGGGTCCATGCGGTTTACTGCAAAGCAAAAACGTCGGTTCGGCTGCCACTTGGCAATTTCTGGATGATGCGCATATATTCCAAAAAAGCTCTCGGGCAGTTGACACACTTGATACTGTGTGGGCACGTTGACTCTGTTGTCTGTGATTACCACAGTGTTGCGGTCAAACATGTAAGGAACTGTTTTGCTGTAGTCTTCGGTGCAAGTGCTAAAGTCATCCACCAAACAAGTGACCACAGTTTGCTCGCCACGGCGCCAAACTTTGTTGCTGGCGCCGACGCTGTGGTAGCCCAAGGCAATTAGGTTGCTACGAAAGAAATCTAGCAGTGTGTTCTCGTGCCAAATGCACTGACTGGCTTGAAAGATTTCTCCAGTGTATATTTCGTGATAGGGATCGGCCATGTTAATAATTAGCAGAGTTTTTAGTTGACCAAAAATTGCTGATCACTTATACTGTAAGTACAGTAAGAAAGGAGCCCAAAATGCCCAGAATTGAAAAGCCCGCTGTACAGGCCTTCAAAGTTGTTCTAACTGAGTATGAACGTGGCTGGGGCCAAAAGCACTGGGACACTTGGTATTTTGACAACGAAGCCGAAGCTCGCAAGGCAGCCATTGACTACAACACCAAGCACAACAATCTAAAAGCGGCGCCAGACTGGTATGTGCGGGCAGACTACGAAGGCCCAGTTCGTTAACCAATCAATCCCTACCAAAGCGTAGGGTCTTTCGTGACCAAAAAATCGAGCAGTGTTATAATTGTGTTTCAAAAACAAAGGAGCCAAAGATGACTGCAAAAAATATTCTTGTTGCCAACGTTGCAAAAGCACGTATTATCTACAATAAAGAAAAAGAAACTTACAAAATCAAAATTGCTTTTAACGTTACAGAAACTAATAAAAAAGGACAATTAAAGTTTCCCACTAAATGCGATTTTGTTTCGGGAGAGTTTGTTTACGAAACACTGCAAGAAGATAAAGAACGCATTATTTCACAAGCCAAAAAACAATTGCGTACAGATTTAATTGAGTTTATTTAATTTGCAGGAGTTCAAAATGGGTTATTGTGTTGTTGGAGAACGCGATTTAAAATGGCAACCCCGAAAAGGGCTAGAAGGTCCTTTTTGGTTTGTGAATCGTGTGCTGTATTACGATGCCCGTGAGGGAAAGTACTACGATCCTACTACTGATTTTTATGTAGATCAGGAAGAAATGGACATGCTCAACGCCCAGCTGATGCATATATTGCGTGGTTAACCAAAAAAGTAGTAAGTTAGTACTAACTAACTACCGCACTTTTTGGTTGACCAAATTTTCCCATTTTGCTATAATATATGCATGATGAGAAAAAAGCGTTCGGATCGTACTCACGTTGTTTACATGCTGGAGCATGGTGCAGATTTCTACATTGGCGTTACTGCCAAGACTGAAAGTACCCCGCTGAAGTCTGTTAAGACACGTTGGAACAAACACTGCTATCGTGCCAACACCGAAGACAAGAGCTGGTTGCTGTACGAAAAGCTTCGTGCTCACGACGACGGCTGGACACTGAGCGTGGTTGCTGTGATCCGCGGCAAAGCCGAGGCTCATGCTCGCGAGCGTGAACTGATCCGTGAACTTCGCCCTAACTTGAACACCGACGTGCGTGTTCGGCAAAACGGTTGACCAAAAATCACCGTTTTGCTATAATATACACATACTGAAAAGGAGCTAAGATGTTTGCAAAACAAAGTGAACTGGTTGAATTCCGCGGAGAAGAATTTGAACGATTTCACGGTAGCCCGTTTGATCGTGGATCTGCTGACAGCTGGTATAATCGTCCGCAAGACCCGCATTGGTGGCCCGAAGGCACTTACAATGGTGCTCGAGTTGAAGCTCAGGACATGAGCCTGGCTGAGATGCGAGCATACTATGCCGGCTACGAGTACAATGAAGAATTTGGTGGCAAGAAAGAGTGGGATTGATATGCGTCCAGAAGAATTCAAATACTGCCAGCGAGCCATGCTGGAACTTGAGAAACCGCTGACAGTGATGCAACGTATCAAAATTCAGCGCACTGTGGCACAGATCATGGAGCGCAGTGCCGCCAAACTGGAGGAAACCTTTGTTGCAGACGTGGAAGACAAGCTCTACGCTGTGGAAAACGGTTGACCAATAATTCCCATTTTGCTATAATAGAAGTATAGTAAGAAACAAGGAACCAGAAATGCGCAAGCCACGTTTGATTGAAGGATTTAATAACAGTCAACGCATTCGCGTGATAATTGACGGTGTAGGGTTTTACACTACTGTAGGCGGCACCGAAGACATCTGTACTCGCAAACATCGCATGGCAGTGCAGACAGCTTTGATCAACCTCAGCTCCGACCGTCAGACAGCGTTTATTCGTTGCACTTCAAGGCCTACTGGGTTTGGGTTCAATTACAATTACTACGAAGGTACCGTTGACAACAATGCTTGCACTGTGCCCGTTCAAGTTGATCTGATTTAAGGAGAAACACTATGACCATGCCCGCTGGCAAATATTACATTGGTGACCTGTGCTACGTCATGCATGACGAGTGGGACGAGTGCTGTGACTTGTTTTTTCCGCCTGGGGACAACATTGGTCGTGGCAAAGAAGGCGAGTTCACTCTCAAGGACGGTCGACGCTTTGCCAGCTTTGGTACTGCCTACGGTGATGGCATGTATCGTAGCAATGTTGGTACCGAGCACTGTGTGGATTCTGGCTCAATTGGCTGTATCCGTGTTGACGACATTCGCGACACTACTTACAACCAAGATCGCATCAGCCAACTGGGCGCCATTGTGGATTTTGATCGACCGTTTGAAGTGTCAGAAGATCAAGGGTTACTGATGTTTGGGCACGTGCAGATTGAAACTGCTGACGAAGAAGAAGAATTTGACTGTTTTGACGACGAGGAAATTTAATTATGGCAACTTGGACTGTATCACCACACTACAAAAAGTCTTGCGAAGAGCATGAACATTATACCAAAGATGGTATGACTATTATTCGCAAGACAGGGTTTCGTGGCGCTAGTTTTATTGTAGAAACTTCAGACGATAATCCCCCGGAATTTGAGTTTGATTTTGTGCCCGGTGGCGATGGCTCCAAGGACAGCATTGACATGTACAATTGCTGGGGCAACAACATTGAAAATGTCGAACTTGACTCAATGTGGGACGGTTGCTGGGAAGATATTGTTTACCCCGACGATATGGACGAAGAGGAACAAGAGCGGCTGGCAGAGCGTATTGAAGAAGAAGGCGATGTCTATGACGTGCTGGAAAATCAAGAAGGCTGGAGTCAAAACGAATCCCAAGCTTGGATCTGGGGTCCGATTGAAATTTGCAACGAAGCTGGCGAACGAGTTCGCATCATTATTGCAGACGAAGATGGCAATGTAACTGACTTTGAAACAGAGGAATAAAATGTACGCATACAATGTTCGAGTTTTTCTTAGCAACTCTAACTGGGTTGACACTGTGATCCGAGCCGATACTTGGTTCAATGCCGTCAAGCTAGCCGAAGGTCAAAGCCCAATTGGCCGTGCTACGTTCCTGAGCGAAGCCTAAAAATATTGACCAGTGCTGGCAAAGAGCATACAATAAGACACTTACCGAGAGGATTTTATTGTGGAATTTTTACCAGTACTGGAACTCATTGACCGGCTATGCATTGCTAGAGTCAAATATCAACGCACCAACGGTGCAAACCAAACTGAACTTGACTGGTACGAAGACAAGTATCGTCAACTGCCGCAAAGTGCAGAGCTTGAATACAATGTGGCAGAGATGACCAAAATCCACAATGCTATTTGGGACCTTGAGTGGCAGTTAAAAAGTGGTGTAGAAGATCAACTTCCATTAGACGAAATTGGTCGACGTGCTATCCGGATTCGTGATCACAACAACCGTCGTATCACTTTTAAAAACAGTATCGCAACCTTGCTGGGGCACCCAGTAAAGGAAATCAAACACAACCATCTCAGCGACGACAACAATTTGAGAAATGGCTAAGATCAGCAAAAGCCCCGATCGCTACACTTTTCAATCCCAGAACTACAAGCAAAAGCTAGTGGACCCTGATCCTGAAAAGAGAGAAGCGGCACAAGCCATGTTAGAGTACTACGCTCAGTGGAAAGCTGATGCCGACGTGCGCGAACTTGATCACGAGTGGCAACAGAACAACATGGAATATGACCTACGCACCACTGAGTGGATTTTGGAAAAGGTACGGGCCAGCGATCAATACGCACAGAACCTGTATGCGGCTATATGCAACAATGACTTCGTCAAGAACGATGTGTTTCCTATCTTGAAAGATCAACGTTGGAGTGCTAGCTGGAGATACGCAGGCGGTATTATTGCTGACATGCGCCAAGAAGGTGACTACATTGATTGGTACTGCTCGGGCATTGTTGGTGAAGTTGGCGACGAAGAATTCCAGCACATGAGCAAGGAAGCTCAGGAATCATACCTCTATGCCAAAAACAATTTTGTCAGTGAAAGTGTTGTGACTGATGAGATCCGAGAAGACCTATTTCGGCTGGGTTGGATAGTGGTTGACCAAGAAGAATAAGTATATACTGAGAGTTATTGCTGTCTAAAGCAAACAAGTGTTCTGGACGAGAAGGGTAATCGACCGTGTTAGGCCATAGCCCACCCCTTAGAAGTTTTTAGAAATCCTTTTATAAGTGCTTGGACACTACCACTACCTGAAATCTGACTAAATTCAGTTTTAGTCAGATTTTTTATTTCCCCTGTTAATAAATTTTTAAAGGCATACAGAGTAGGATCATACCTTGAATGTTCTGCTCCTTTTCGACCCATTTTCTTTCTTGTTGTGTCGCTATGAGTTTTACCATACATAGGATTGTTGGGACCGCTTCTATCGTTTTCTTGGTGCCATTCTATTTTGCGTTGACGCATTGACTCAAGTTTAATCGGATCCCAAACTTTACCGATAGTTCCCTCGCCGCCATCTGTCTTATTATGTAAGATACCGGTATTCGTGTTTTTTCGACCATACCATTTAATCATCCTACGCTCAATGGCGAGAGCACCTAACTCGGTTAGATTTTGTTCAAGTACTACAATCTTGGTTAAGTCATTAGGAACGGATACAGAATGATCTTTACTCCAGGCACGATTGCCTATGCCTTTTCCTATGTAATAAGGAGTATCGTTTGATTTGCGAATGTATGCGTAAACATAAAACCCGTTAGGCAAATGTTTAGGTGAATAAATACTCATGCTGTAACTCCAATCAGTTATAGAGTAGTTGGGATTGTCCAGATCCGCGAACTACATCTTTATTTATGCCAATTTATCGTGTATAATAGAGTTTAATGGTAGTAAACTGATTATCAGAAATGGTTGTAAGACGCGGGGGCAGTGCCCGCCAGGTCCACCATAAAAGTTGTGACAGAGTTTTTATGATGGGCCTGACACAGGATCGATTACGACAGGAGTAAGGTATTTTGGCTACTCGGTAGGCGATGACCGTAAATCAAGCAAAAAAGATAGACGCAAACGACAACGTTTACGCATTGGCAGCCTGATAAAGGCTTCCTAGGGTTTTGCCGGGTTCCTAGTAACAGAATACCCGGCACTTCTACGTCATGCTAACAATCAACAAACTACCCATAGCCATAGTTGGCAATTATCGAACTGGTTCTTCTGTGCTGGGCAGAACGTTGGCACAACAACACAGTGTACCTTGGCTTCCTGAACCCTATCATAGACCGCACATTCGTAACCAGCTGGAGCAATGCTACAACACCGGAGTGCCGTATGTTACCAAATTCATAGTAGACCAGTTGACTGGTGCAGATATATATCAAAAAGTCTTGGCGTCAGATTGTTACAAAATTAGAATCACAAGAAGAGATTTGCTAGCCCAGGTCGTCAGCTACTACATTGCATCACAGAAAAATACTTGGGTGCAAAAATCCAAAACAGTGCCCAGCTATAATGTTGAAATCAATGCTGACCGTATGAAACAGTTGGCCAGCACAATCATTAGAAACAATGCGCTACTAATGTCGTTGAACGTTGAATTTGATCTTGATGTTGTGTACGAAGATCTTGATTTTGACGAAGACGGCAGTTACAAAACCACACCACCTGAAAACTTTGATGCAGTAGTTGAGTTAGCGCAGATAACTATTGAACAACTACAACATGACTGCATTTAACTTCAACAGACCACGCCTGCTCAAAAACGATCGTAACCTTTATGTGCTACGCAGACCTCCCAATCAAGATGAATTTACCTTTGAGTTATTGATTGAACTCCTGGAGTCCATGAGCTACGACTTTGAAGCCTATTACATATGGTCTAATCCGCCCAGCGACCTTGAAGCGTTTTTGACCACTAGAGAATTTTCCCGTCCCAATGTTGTAATAGGTATCAAAGATACCTTGGACATGTGGACTGAATTCAACTACTGGCAAGACACAGTGATGCCCGGGGTGGCATTGCTGGATCGTATGGCACAGCAACATCCAGACAAAAACTTTGTTGTTTTTACCAGTTTGGAAAACATAAAAGCCGAGCCTGTCACTGCTGACAATTTGCAGTTTGTACAGTGGGGCGGTGATTTATCAAACCAAGCCGCACTGTACCAGGTCCTGGAGCCAGTGCTGGACAAAAACTTTGATTCACAAAAAACATTTATTAGTTTGAACCGCAACCGTCGCGAACATCGTCTTGTGACTCTGAGTTATTTGTTTGGACTTGGTTACGATCAGCACGGGTACATTTCCTATTTGTCACAGAGATCTGAAATCAAAAAACTAGACAGTTTGCTGGATTGTATTCCTTGGCAGTTTTTGGAACGTCAAGAAGCTGTAAGGGATCACATGATGGAAGGATACAAAATTGTCAACCACAACAAAGATCTCTATGTAGAAGATTACAACATCTACCGTCAGACTAACGACAACATCACCAACTTTAACAGCAATCTTCGTCCACTGTATCAAAACAGCTTCTTTGAAATTGTATCTGAAACAGAATTTTCATCGCCTAGTTTCCTAGTTACTGAAAAAACAGCCAATGCAATATATGCCTGTAACTTTTTTATCATACTGTCGGGCCAAGGAGCAGTGCAACACTTTAAAGACATTGGCTTTGACATGTTTGACGATGTCATTGATCACAGCTATGACAGTATAAGCAACCCCATAGACAGAATAGCACTGGCCATAGATCGCAATCAGCGATTGTTTACTGACCCAGACTATGTCAAAGATGCATGGATACGCAACCAGCATCGATTTGAAAGCAATATAACCGTGGCCAACGAAATCATGTTTGATTGGTACCGTGATCGCGCACGACAGCAATTTGATCAAATAAAGTGGCGCACATGATGTTCTATAAGTATTCTTATCATGTCCAATAAATTTTGCCGCTTTTTAAGCAACGGATACAAAATCAATGTTGATTGGCAAGGCCTGACATGGAGTCCTTGTTGCTTTTACAGCAAAAAAGTGCCGCTGTTAGACCAATCGCAGTTTGAACAAGCACTAACTTACACATCTAGTGCTACAGATTGGTTGCCCGAATGCCATCAATGCCGACTCATGGAACTCAGCGGCGCACCCGGGCTAAGTCCAAGATTGTCAAGCTTTCAAAAAATACACACTGACATTGATGATGGGGTGTGCGGCGCATTAGAACTCAACTTGGACCTAGCTTGCAATGCGGCATGCTTGAGCTGTGGGCCTTATGCCAGCACTACTTGGCAAAAGTATGAGATCAAACATCAACTCACTGATCAGCGTCGTGTAAAAAATTACGCCAACAACTACTTACAACAACTGTTGAACACTGTACCGCTGGACTCAGTACAGAATTTGTTTTTGCTGGGCGGTGAACCACTGTACAGCCCAACTAACTTGACATTACTCAAGCATTTGCATCAGGTACACCCGGCGCTGGACCAGGTAACATTACAATACCAAACCAATGCTAGTATCATCCCCAGCGCCGAAGTAATTGAACTTTGGAAAGGTTTCAAGTCTGTGGTCATCAGCATGAGTTTAGACGGCGTAGGAGAACGATTCAATTATCTACGCTGGCCGTTGAAGTGGCACAGAGTTGAACGAACTGTTGATTTCTTGTTGAACAATACCGATGTGCTGTTCAATGTCAATGCCACCATTAGCCCACTAAACGTGTGGTACTTTGATGAAATTGAGCAGTGGGCCATTAGTGCCATACCGCGTGACAGATTTGTCAAACGACTGCATTGGCCAGTTCGTCCCAATCGTTGCATGGCTCCCATGGACTTAAACATGACCACATTGGCATTGCGCCAAGCTGTGATAGAAAAATACGGTAGTGAACACACCTTGGCCAAGGTGTTCAGTAATCTTGAGTTGGTAAAAAATTATCAACCCATGTTTGAACACATTGAACGCCATGATCAAATACGCAGACTGAGCTGGCGCAAAACTTTTCCCGAGGCAGTGAAATACTATGATATCATATGATTCTTATCAATACCGCCTTGGGTATTATGAAGTTGGCAATTTAAAAATTGTCAACAAAAGTCAAGCCTTGATCGAAGCTACTCGCACTGGCCAAGACGCTCGCTGGAATTTTAACGATGCTGTGTATTCAAAATTTGATTGGACTGTGCCCATCAATGTATCGTTGCCCGAACTTTATCGAACACGAGCACAACAACTGAGAGATCGTTACGATCATCTCATGCTGTACTACAGTGGCGGTGCCGACAGCACCAACGTATTGCATGCCTTTATTGACAACAATATTTTTATTGATGAGATTGTGATGCAGTACCCCAAGCCTATAGAGTCAACCATGAATGACCGAGACTTGGACAACAACAATTATTTCAGTGAAATTAAGTATGCGGCCATGACGCACTTGGACAAAGTAAAGCATCGCCTAAATCCCAAAACCAACATACGTGTGTTGGACCAAGCGTTGGACACTACAGAACTGTACAGCAAAGAAGATTGGTTTACAAAATTTCCCTTGGGTACAATGATTACTCCTGCGGCAACTGGACGTCAAATCTCTGCCATTATTGATCCTGTGCTGGATCGGTTATACGAGCAAGGTAAAACAGTGGGGCAAATATACGGTGTAGACAAGCCCTTGGTGTCCATGGAGAACAATGAGTACTATGCATACTTTGTTGATGCGCACACTACACATGCTGTGCCCACTGGATATGACTTGGGGGACTTGGCCAGCAAGTATTTCTTCCTGGAGTTTTTTTATTGGACTCCGGACTTGCCCGAAATTGTGATCAAACAGGCACAAGAAATCAAACAAGCGGCAGAAGCCAACTCTGTGGTCAAGTGGCACGTGGCCAATTCTAAAAAATTATCCATTGCTGACATGCGTGACATTTTGCACCCAATCATATACTGTGCAGAAGCCAATGCCCGAGTGTTTCAAACCAAAAAACCTGACAGCAATGTGTACCGACCCATGGACAAGTGGTTCTGGCTGCCAGAGTTTGAGAAGTCGCAACAGAACTACCTCAATGTCATCAAGTACCTTGGAACAGCAATAGATCCCCGGTATCTAAAGAATCAAAACATCTATGCAGGACTTAATCCCATGCCCAGTAGGAGATACAAACTATGAAAATTTTAGTGTTTTACACACCGCGCAGTAAGAGCACCATGGTACATGATGTATTACAGCGGCACTATGGCCTAGACAACATTGGTGATTCGCTTACACTGTCCAGAATTGCCAATCAAGGGTTTTTGGAATACAACAAGATCATTGACACCATAAACAACACTGACAACATCTGTGTCAAGATGAATCCCAACGACTTTATTGATATCCCAAATCAGTGTATCAACTACCGTTACAAAAACATTGACTATGCCAGCTTTGACAAAATTGTTACTATAACCCGCGACAACTACGTGGATGCTGTGTTGAGTTATGCTTACATGAACCCACAAGATCAAGCCAGTTGGCATCGTCGTCGCGGTGCCGAAAAAGTTGGAGTACGTTACGAAATCCCAGAGTTCAAGGTGTTTTATCTCTTGCGTGGGTATTGCTTGTTTCACAAGATCAAAGCACACATTGAACAAACTGCCGGCGCTGATCGCATGCATCACTATGAATACCAAACAGTTGAGCAAGATCTTGCTCGTGATTTTGGATTGAACGCCGCAGACTTTGACATTGATTTGGTGCCCAATGGGCTGGATTATAGCCAGCTGGCCACCAACTATGACGAAATTGTAGAGTTGACAAAACAAGTGTATCAGCGCATGACTGCTTTGCCTGTGGATGAATTGGACAACTGGCGCAGTTTTTTTTGGAATGACCGGTCAAGATAAATCTTGACACCATCAGTGTTTACACTATATAATATTCTAGCTGTGCGTTTTTCGCAGTAATACGGAAAGTCATCACGCACGGTTTATACATAAAGGAAATTAAGATGAAAAAACTTGCAATTGCAACTGCTTTGGTACTTGCCGCTGGTGCGGCTTCAGCTTTGGAACTTGGTGTTACAGCCACTCGTGACTATGCCGGTGACAACCGCAACTATGGCGGTGTTACATTGGGTCAAAGCTTTGGCAACTTCAACGCCGCTGTGGGTGCAGAGCGTAGCTCAGTAGGCAGTAACGATCAAAATCGTTACAGTGTTGTTGGCGGGTATGATCTTTTCAAACTAGGTCCTGTCACTGTTACACCACGTGTGGGTGTTGCTTACCTTGACAACCAAGTTGGTCAAGATGGCTATGCCGCAACTGTTGGTGTTGGTGCCACAGTTCCTGTGACCAAGCAAGTCAGCGTTGGGTTGGCTGTTGACCGTCAGTACGGTCAAGACCGTGTTAACCAATTTGATGGTAACCGAGTCACAGCCGCTGTGAAGTATCGCTTCTAATCGGCGACTCTTCCCAAAGACCCGCCAAGTTGGCGGGTTTTGTCTTTTAGTAGTTGACCATGAAGCAATGATTTGCTACAATAGACACAAGTAGTCAAAAAACGCCACTAAATTGTACTTTTTTGCCAGTTTGGATAACTAAGTTACAAACAGTGGTTGACAACAAGACTAAATAGTCTTACAATACTGAAAACGCCAAAGAACAGCACTGTTGTTTTTGGGCAACAAAAAAAAAATCAGTGGTTGACAATGAATGATAACTACTGTACAATTGATAGCATGTGTTAGAGATAACACTAAATTTTTTAGGACATAGAAAACAAATGACACTGAGAGCGTTACATTCCGTAGCAAATTGCACAGCCAAACAGAGCGGCTTTATGCCAACCTATTGGTCAGCGATTAGTCTATTGAATAGTGATCGTACACCAGAGGGAATGTCCGGGTTCGTGGAGACAATGTGTAGGTAATAAAAAGACTACACAAACTTCAAGGACCCTGGATTAAAAACCCAGGGTTTTTTGTTTTTAGCAAGGAGATAGATGGAATACAAAGAAATAGATTTTGACAATGTTAGCAAACAAATCGTTGAACAAGCTTTCGCTTCTGTTAGTCAAGTACTAACTGAGGAACAGAAACGCAAACTTATTCAAGATAAGTTTGAACGAGCGAAAGCGATTCATGATGCAAGGATGGCATGTCCATTGTGGCATACTGATCGCTAACGTTTATAGGTAAAGTGTGTATAGGGAACGCGACCCTGCAGGGCACTCAAAACATCCTGCTACTAATGAGGGCGGCCTACCGGATGAGAAGGCTACGGCGATAACGTAGTTGGTAAAAAGGTAGCGTATTAAAAAGCATTCCGAGCGACGAAGGAAATGAGAGTGCTTTTTAATACACACATTGTGGAACCACATGGGAGTGAAATGTCCGAGGCGCAGTGTGTTAAATTTTTTGGAGGTGCGGCTACGATGGTGGAGTGGCCCCGGACTGTAAATCCGGTACTTAAGAAACGCAATAGGTTCGAATCCTATCACCTCCACCAGTTTTGGTAGTTGCTTGAATCGTGGTTCGCTCCACCAGACCGATACGTCTAGAGCGTGTCGAAGTAAGATTCCAACTACCGAATTTATACTAAGGCAATAACAAGTACTAGAGTAGATGGAAACCGAGCCATGCGAGACTGCGTGGTCTTCAGGATGCGGGCATTGGTAATTCGGTGCAAGTTGACCTGACGAAAAGCCAAGAAATTGGTTACCAAAAGGAAGTCGGTCCAGTAGGGTAAGGAAAAGTATTGCTGGCGGAAAGAGCTGTTGAAGGACAGAAGCTACGAATGGGCTACCCATCTCCTGGCGCCGTGTAATCCTTCAAGTTTTTGAAATCAGAGGAAAAGCAGAGTGGCGACTGTTCACTGCCTTGAGTGCAGTGCAAGCACAAATGAGCTGTCATGTGCGCTGGTTTCGATTTTATTTGGGGTGTGACTGTGTAAATGGCTAACAGCAGGTAGAAACCCTACCTGGTCAGCAGTTCGACTCTGCTACACTCCACCAATTATGTGCGTTTGGTCAAAATGTTAGGGCATCACGACGCAGGGCCTAAAAACCTTGAGGTGCGGGTTCGAA